TCACGAACTTCGTGATTTCCTCTGTACAGATTTTGTACGTGTAAGAGTCGATAATTCATTGTCATTTGAGGCGTTGCAGTTTTTAGATATGTATTCCCTGATTTCGTCGCAGTCGGAGAACCACTCGCCGTTTTGACGGCGCGCTGTGAATAATTTGTGAAGTTGGCGCTCCGTTCGGATTCCTCCTTTCACGGAGCCTAACAGCTCCAATTTCCCCGGCGATGATGTCTGTATCGATGATATCCTTTTTTTTACATCATTTGCCTTGCCAATCTTTATCAGATCATTGCACTTTAAAAAATAAACGTATCCAGATGTATATTCCGTCTTCTTGGCCGCCTTCTTCGGCTCTTCATACTTTGATAGTGCTGCGTTAATAATTGCTCTAACAAGGTCCGAATTGCTGTGGGGGAAATTTTCCCACGCTAGGTATTCCTCAAAAACCTCAAGACCAGCGGAAATCATTTCACTATTTACAATCACGTATCGCACCCTCAAATCACTTTTGACCATTAAAAACCCCGCCGTGGTTAGTGGCGGGGTTTCTTGTGTTAGGCGGCAGACATAATCTCGCGATGGATGTAGGCTGCAACGAGCCTTGCCTCTCCTCCCGCCATGTCATCCTTGCGGTACTTGTCGGTAGTTTCGGCGCAGCGCTTGCGTTCGTCTAGGATGGCTTCCTCAACCCACTTGTGAATTGCACGTCGCTCATCGGCGACGCCTCCGTCAAAGCTGGCGCTGAACACATATTGGCTAACCAGTTCATCCAGCTCGTCTAGGTTGGGCGATTCACTCACGCCGCGTCCTCCAAATGCCATTTCAGACCAACGTCGATCTGGCAGTGCAGGTCTGAGATGACGCCAGTATTGTGTATATCCATATCCGGCCTACCGCACCCAGCTTCGCTCTCATGCGCGCCGGCAATGCCGCCACGACCGACAAGCTTCCAGACCACCCCGCCGAGCTTGCGCACCTCGTCAGCCTCATTCGGGAATCGGCAGTCGTCGACGACCACGCGGCCACCATCTGCCAGAATTCTGCCGACTGCACGAATCCAGAGGCCCGTCCAGAAATTCTTGCCAATGCAGTCTCTACCGAACTGTGTTCCGAGTAGCTGCATGAATTGACGCGGCGACTTGCCGCATAGATAGGACAGAGGAACCTCCTTGTAGCTGCCCTCTATCTCATCCTCCGTCATACCCACGGCGCGACACATATCCTTGAGCGGCCCTGCGAACTTCACCAGTTGGTAGCCGTGCTTCTCGGCCAGGTATTTGCTGGCCGTGCTCTTACCGCTGCCAGCAAGGCCAGTGAGCGCAATGACGGGCGGTAGGATGGCTGTGCTGGCCTTCCCGATCGCCGCGCCGAGTGCGCGCAGCTCGACAGGAACGTTATCATTCGCCGGTACGGCTGTGAGGCAGCCGGTGTCTTTGGATGTGATGGTCATGACTTCTCCTTCAATGCTGCGTCGATCATTGATGTGAAGGCGGCGGCAACGTTGGAGTGCTTGACCATCTCCACTGCCCCATCCATTCTCATTTCAATCGTAGGTTCACGCATCGCTTCTATGGCAGCGCGGGCCGTTCGTTCGAAATCTCGCACGATCACAGGCCCGCTATCGCGGTATTCGGTTCTCTCATCGGGAGGGTTCGATGCTATCGCCCGCGCCACCCTTTCAATCATCTCGCTCATACCGTCTCCTCAATCTTCTTCTCATGCTCAACACGCGGCTTCACCACCGGCCTGAACCGACGCGCCGCGAACGGCGGATCCTCTTCGCCAAATTGCGGGCAGACGCCGCGGTTCACGCCCGCCAGCCTGATGCCGGCATAGTCGCCACCGAGATAGGTGCGACACATGCCGACCCACGTTGCGGTGTAAATCTCCCCGGCACGAATGCCGAGGTATTGCTCTGGAAGGGTGGTGTCGTCGATGCAGATCACTTCGTCGCCTGGGCGGATGGTCATGTGGCCTCGCTATTTATGAGGTCCGACGCAGTGTGGCCGGCGATCATATGGGTTCTCACAGTCTCCTCGACGATCTTTGTCATTTCCGTTTCGTTGTAGCTGACGCTGGATGTCCGGTCTCGAGAAGGTCCGCGGTAACTTCCCCATAACTCACGGCTTCTCACTGCGCTGCGTAGCGCATCTAAATCAATCACGGTGTACGCACGCATCAAACAGCCCTCCCCGCCACCAGCGCATCAAACGTCGCCATAAACTCCTCAAGAGCCTTCTCCGGCGACCAGTACCGCAGCTTCACGCCAAGCGGGTTCGCATGCCGCGCATGCCAAGGCATCGGCACCAGGTTGACGAGTTCGTCGGCAATGATGCGGTTGTCCGCATCGTGCACTTCGTCGGGCAGTTCAGCAGGCAAGCCATAGCGCGCCGCGATCGCCAGCCAGTTCTTTTGCTCGATGTCCTTGTAGTTCGTCAGGTACGGCTTGAGCGGGCGCGGAATGTCCACGCAGTACGCTTCCGTTGCGTCGTGCAGAAGGCCAGCCAAGGCAAACTCCGGCGCGTGCTTGGCGGCAAGGTGGCGAGCGATGAGAACCGAGTGCTCAGCGACGGAATAGAAGCGCAGGCAGTGACCAGCGTATCGGCATTGCAGGCTCAGCGAGTGCGCGATGTCCTCAATGACGACTTCGTGCGGTCGCGGGTCGCAGGGCCAGTACTGACGGCCGGTGTATGTTTGCATGAACGAGCCGACGCGGGGTGGTTCGGCTGGCGTGTTGCGGGTTAGGCCGATGTACTGGCCGTTGTCCGAGGACAGAGGACGGTAAGCGACTATTTCGTCGTCACCTTCATAGCCAAACGGGCCTTGTCTTTTTTGCCGCCAGTCAAACTGGTGCGCAAGGCGCTTATTACGTCCGCCGTTACGAAGAAGAACTTCGACCTCAACCTCATCGCCGACGGGAGCGTCTCCTCCCTGCCACGCCAACCAAACTTCGGCGCTTCCGGATGTTGCTGGCACATCCAGGTAAACGCCAGTCGCGCTTACACCGAGATTCGCCTGCGGCACGTTGTCATTGGCCGCCACGTACTTGTCGAGCAGGCCGAAGGTGGTGGTGGCTTTCCACTCGCCATTCATTTTCGCTTCCCATTGTGCCGTTTCCATAGCCATCACGCGGCCTCCCTTACACGGCGATCCGCCTCTTCAAATGTCATCTCGGGAAACTGCATCATTAGCTCGCCTCTGACCCAAGATATCCGCTGTTCGGACTTCTCTTCTGCCGTCATGACGTGATCCTTGGCTTTCGCAAGCAATGCCAGCAGCTCTGGGCTTGTAGGGATGGGCTTAATGATCCGGGTCATCAAAACGCCTTCCCACCAGCCTTAAGCCGGTTCTCAATCTTATGGTCAGGTCGGTTGGCATTGAATGCCATCTTCTCGACGACGGCGCCGCCGAGGTCGTAGCCAAGGAACGCTGCCAGATCGCCGATTCGGATCATCGCGTCGGCAAGCTCAACCTCTGCCATCGGCCGATGCGGTAGCTTGTCGTCCATCAGCACCTTTCCAGGTTTCGACTTGCGATAGCCTTCCATCGCCTCGCTGATCTCACTGTGGATCAGGCAGAGCATTTCAGGCACGTTGCGGTCCAACGCCTTGCCCGTGGTGAGATCGGTGTACCAGCCAGCTCTTCGGCTCGCTGCGTGGCAGTCGGCGGCGAATAGGTTGATCGCTGCGGCGTGGTGGTACTCCACCTCCGCAGCAAGTTTCAATGTCACGACATTGTCGCTCATTTCTGTCTCCTCAGTGTGGTGTGTGTGGTTGCTACTTGGTGCGGTAGCCGAGGCGCTCAGCAGTGTTGAACAGGATGTGCCGTAGCGGCCCTTCCACCTTGTATTTGTCGCAAGCGAGGTTGAGGTTCATTGCCGATTCCTCGCCCCTCTCGCTTGCCGCCTTCCAGTCGAAGAACATCTCGACTAAGTCAAACAGGTCCATGCCGTTGATGCCGTGCATGCAGTCGCCACCGTTCTCGAACTCGTAGAATTCAGGATGGTGAGAGTTGTTGCGACGATGGTGGTCGATCATCGGTCCTAGCATGCCGGTTCGCCGCGCGTATTCCTCCGATCCGAATGAAGCCTGTCCTTCGGCGTCGATGATTTTTTGCATCTCTTCAAGAGGACCCATCTCTATAGGGTCAAACTTCGAAGCGTCGTGGCGGTCGCCCCGCTTGATCATCTCTATAGCGAATTCGCCAAGAAGTTGACGAACGCGCGATATATGCTTGTAAGTTGTGACGGCAGCTTTACTCATTATAGTCTCCTCAGTGGTGTGGTGGTTGACCGCCAGTTGGTGGCTTGCGGGTTAGTCGATTTTGAAGTCCTTACCGTCGCGGATGTAGGCCTCAAACTGAGCCGCGACGAAGCTGATTTTGTATCTGCCTCCAATGTCCTTCTTATTCTGAAGAGCAAGTTTAAGGGCCGCGATGCGGATTTGGTGATCCGTTTCTAGCTTGTCTTCTTCTTGGCTCATGCCACCGCCCTCACCGGCTCATTGTCATTCGCCGCATCCATCATCGCGACCCGAACGCGCGAAACTTCGCCGTATTCCTTGTGATAGCTGATCGACTGCATCGATCGGCCAGACAGGAAGCCGGAGCCGAAATGCCAAGCATCCTGCGGCGTAGGCGTCTGGTGCGATTCCGAAATCACCCCGCCGCCCTCAGACGCGAACTTGCTCGAGTGGTGAATATGGAAGCCATGAACGAAGCGGTGACGAGTTGCGCCCCAGTCTTCGGCGCGACGGTGCGCCATGATGCTTGCCATGTCCTTGAGCTTGACCGTGTGGCCATGCGTGGCGCCGATCATCACCTTGCCAAAACGGAACCAGAAGAAGAGCGACGGATCTACGTCAACGGTCACTCTCGGCTCATTGCGATACCAAGCGAGCAGGAAGTACGCGACGGCCACCGACGCATGCTCATCGTGGTTGCCGGGCAAGATGCGGACAGTGACGTGACCGTGCCGTTTAAGGCTGGCATCGATCGCACGCACAACAAGGCGGCATGCCGTCATCAACACCTTCTGATAGCGCCCGTCGACCTGTAGGACGTTTCCAGATCGCGCCGTCTTGTTCTCGTTATTGTCCGAATGGAGCAGATCACCACCACCCAAGACGATAGCATTCGCAGACGGTGGCGTGCGCGCGATTAGGTCTTCAATAGCAGAGCCGATGACGCTTTCCGCAATCTTCAAATCCCAATTCGTATCAGTCTCGCGATGCCATGAAAAAAGACCGATATGCCAGTCCGCAAGTGGCGTCAGCGTCAGCAAATCGTCATAGACCTGCGCCGGCGCGGCAATAGGTTCGGCAGGAGCGACGTCGTTGAACGCTTCTTTGAGGATGGCAGCAATATCGACCGGCGATTGCTCCACCGCCGTCTTTTGCCACTGCTGAATAACGCGCCCCTCAGCATCGACGAGCGCTGAAACGCCTTTGACGACGTGACCGGTCGGCACTTCAAAGCGCTCGCCCCGCTCCGGCGACTGCTGAATGAATGTGCCGCTCGGCGTGTTGCTGATCTTGCTTATCCGGAAGCCAGGCAGAACAGGTCCGGTGCCAAGCAGGCCAGCCTCGGCCGCGCGTTTGATGCTCTCGGCAAGAGCGGACTTGCCGATGCCAAGCGCGGCGGAAGCCTTCACGAGCGTGCCGTGCTCTTTGTAGGCGTCGGCTCTTCGGCGTAGTTCTTCGATGGGTAGGGGCATGCAGTCTCCTCGATGTGGTGGGTTCCGCTTGGTGGGGCGGGTATTACGTAGTTGGCGTGGTGGGTGTGGTTGATTGATGCGTATCAGCCGGACAGATCGTCTCGGCACTGGCACATTCGGTTCAGTATTGGAGAAGGCTTGGTGGCTGGCTGACCGCAATCGATGCAGAGTTCCAGTGTCTTGCCGCCGCCACTGCATTCAGGGCATTCAGCAACGGCCTCGTCGCCTTTGTCGCCAGAATGAGGATCAAGGTAGCGATCCCAATCAGTTACTATCTCGCCATTTCCTTGGCACCGCTCACAGGTCTGCATCTTCTCTCTCCTATGGGTTATGGCTGCGTGGCGGGGTGGAGAGGCGGTCGATACGTTCGATTTCCGCGATGAGTAGCGCAGCGGCCTTGACCAGATCACGGCGACGTTCGGTAGGCTTCCACCAAGAAGCATCCCAAGGCCAAGAATACGCTCCGTATCCAGCATGGAAGTGTCCTGCCATTTCGCCTTTATCGACACCAACAGCATCCGGCGATCCAACATAGACAGAATTGAAAGCGTACCAACCAGCGGCGAGAGCCATCTCTCCGGCTGAATGTCGGTCGTCGTGATCTAGCGACCAGCCTTCCTTTTCGACTTGGCGACGGCGTTCTGCGGTCACGTCTTCGATTGCCTTGCTCATTTCCCTATTCCCTCTTGGTTGCCATAGGAGTGGCGGCTACAGACGAGCGCCTACCGCCATTCACCCCACCCTCGCCAACAATCCGCAGACCTCAGCCGAAGGCACAACAAAGCCATAACCAACCAAAGAGCCAGATAAGCCAACCTGTGCGGCCATGACGCCGACCGTAATTCCGATCAAGTCGCCATTCGCTCCGAAGACTGGACCGCCACTTTGTCCCATAACCGTCGTGATATCGGTGACGTAAACTGACTTCCAAACGGTCGTTTGTCGCGCCTCTCCAGCAATCTTGCCGTACGCAGCAACAAACTCGACAGACAAGGGATTGCCGTAGGCGGTGATGGAATCGCCAACCTTTGCGGCGGCGCAGGATAGTTTGGCCACGCCCAATCCATCGATCCGAGACCCCGCCGATGACGTGCGCAGCAGTGCAATGTCGTATGCGGTATTAACCCACAGAACATCGGCTTTGCGCGTCACGCCATCCTTAGATTTGACCTGCGCGTCCTTCGACTGTCCGATGACGTGCGCAGCAGTGACGATGAAGCCATCACCGATATGGACGCCAGAGCCGTGGCCGTTCTGCATGACAATCTTGACGGTTGCTGCTTCTGTGGCCGGAGCAGCTGTCGGAGGAAGGAGCGCGTAAGCGGCCGCAGAGGTAGCGGCGACGAAAAAGAAGAGTGCGATGAGGAATGCTGTCGGCGAACGCCGCGATGCGGCACGCAGAATACGTCTGAGCATGATATCCCCTCTTTCTGGCGACCGTGCGCCAATGTGGTGGACTCGGTTGGTTGCCGAGCGGCTGGTTAGGCCAAGTATCAAACTAAACGCATTTTACAAATTTGTCAAGGGGACAAAAAAAGACCCGCCTACCTTTCGGTAAGCGGGTTGAATCAAGAAGCCCTGCTACGAGGGCGCGGTTGATTTTCGAACGCCCTGTCGAGTCGTTCGTTTATGCTCTCAATGCGGTTGCCCACACCCTCGATAGCGCGCAGCAACTGTGTCGTCTGCTCGTGCATACCGGCCTTGGTGGCGTAGGTTTCGGCAACGTGGGTTTTGTGCTGCGCGAGTTCTTCTCGCGCCAGTGATGCCATCGCGCCGGCCGCAGATGCGGCAGAGGATGCTTCTGTCTTCGCAGCGCTGATCTTGGCATCGATGTATTTCCACAGGCCGAAGATGAAGCCGAACAGCATGACGAAAAAGCCGACGACGGCCATGATCTCGGCGCCGGTCATGTTCCACCCCGCAGCGCGTCATCCCGATCGACGATGTAGTTTCGCAGCGCCAAGTGACGCCGATAGCACTCTAGCAGGGCCACCCTGTCCGCAATCCAAAGGTCTTCGACCTGCTCTTGCGTGAGAGGCTTGTTGCCGATGTTGGCCGGCAACGCGCAGAGCTTCATCAGCGCGCTATCCGGCGCCGCAATGGCTGGCGGCTTGACCGGGCTAACGAATTTTGTTGATACGCTGCACGCTGCCAGAGCCAAGGGCAGTACGGCCAGCATCAGGATCTTGCTGAGCTTCAAGCCGCAGCTCCTTTCGCAATTCGGTGATTTCCTGTTCGCGTGCGGCGATCTCGGCCAATGCATCGGCCTCGCGCTTTTTCGCGGCGTTGTTCGCAATGGTCTGCCGTCGCTGCTCATTGGCGTCTGCTTCAGCCAGAGCGGCCGCTGTAGCGGCGATCTCGGCCTTGTAGTGCAGTTCTGCCGCCTCGTAGCCGCTGTTGTAGACGTGCGTGTGCACGGCCCACAGAAGAAGAACTGCAGCGATTGCGGCATAGACGTACATGGCTGGCTTGCTGAGGAAGATGCTCACTTGGCGGCTCCATTCTGCGTCGACGGCAGGCCAGACACACAAAGCTCGGCCTCGCCAAGACGCTGCGCGTCGCCCATTTCCCGACGGTTCACCAAACCACGCACCACGCGACCGCCAGCCTTGTTCCATGCGGTCTGGGCTTCGCAGGCCTTGCGGTATTCGCCTTTGGGGATGTGGATAAACATTGCCGTCGAGCCAAGCTGGCCGCGTCGTGGGTTTATGGAGCCAACGCCGAAGTTATAGGCGCCGGAGATCATTGAAGCCTGCACGCTGTCAGGAGCCTTGAGGAAGCCGCGCCCATTGTCGACGAGCGGCAGATAATAATCCTCAATGACGCGCTTTCTGAGCATCGCATCGCACTCCGCGAGTGTCTTGCGCATGCCCATCGTCACGCCTTTGGTCTCGCCCCAGCAGATCGTCGGAACGCCGACGATATCGCGATAGGCGGTAAGGTGAATGCCCTCCCAGGGCTTGATGAGCTTGTCGATTGCAAGCTGCACCGCAGGAGGCGTGTATCCGCGCGCGATTGCGGCGCGAATCTCCGCTGGCGTGTCTGGTGCGGAGCCGCCAAACAGCGTCGCCCATCCGGTCGCAATGGCAAGCGCCACCGCAGCCGCCACGGCGGACTTCCCGCGCTTCGTGGCGGCGATTTTATTGATCGGCATCACCGACCTCCTTCTGCGCGAGAATGCGCGCCACGAACGCCGCAGCTGTGACCACCAGCGTCAGGCCGGCAAAGAGACCGGCTGGGATGGGCAGCGCGATGAAGGGAAGCATTGCCTCGATGCCGGATAGCACCGCGGCAAGCACGATTAATCGGACGGACCAGGCGCGTTTCAGCACCTGCCGCCAATTGTGGATGAGCATGTGGAATCCTTGTTGGTGCCGGGTTACGCTACCGGCCAAGCGATGGGCGCGATCTCGGCAAGGAACTGCTCGACGGTTGGCTGAGGCCACTCGCCGGGGCTAAAAATGCAACGTGCGCGCGTTTTAGAGTTGACTAACTCTTCTCTTGGTGCGCAATGGCGGCGAGGATACAAACTACCGGATCAATTATGAGCGCTCGCCGCATCGAAGCAGTGGATGGACTTCGGGGCATTGCCATTCTGATGGTGATATTCGAGCACATCTATAAAGAGGCAACTGCCGCTTTTATATCTGAGACGTTCGGGGTTTATCCTTGGCTGACCAATCAGGGCTTCCTTGGAGTGGGTATCTTCTTTGTGCTGTCTGGATTCGTCCTCACATTGCCATTCGCTGATGGCAAAAGAACTCTTTCAACCCGATCTGACGTCTCTAAATTCTACACTGCTCGAGCTATGCGGCTCTACCCACTGTTTGTATTCATTGCCACCTTGAGCTTTGCCGTTACCGTTCATGCTGGGAACCCACAAATAGCGGCGTTTATTCTGTCGCTGACGACGCTCAACATGTTTTCTTACGAACACTTTTTCCCCGCGATCAACTTCCCTTTGTGGTCGCTTTCGATAGAAATATGGTTCTGCATCCTGTTCCCCTTCATCTACCTGGCGATGCAGCGGTTTGGAGTGATGAAGGCATTGCTGTGCATCTCCGCCGTTGCGCTCGCCGTGCGTTGCTATGGGTCTTTTGTTGAATATCCGAATGCATTCATCAACCCGGTTAAGGATTCCGTTGTCGCTCGCGCTGATGACTTCGCGGTAGGTATGGCCGTGGCGATTGCCTATAGCCGAGGTCTTTTACCAAAACTTGGGATAGGATCGACGTTTACCGGAGTGGCCTTGATCCAAATTGCCGCCATCGGCTGGGATTTTCAGGCCGCTATTCGTCCAGCGGTCGGACTCCTCAATATCCCGCTCCAATTAGGGACCGCGCTCATCTTGGTCTCATCCTTGAACGCAAAGAGCATCTTGACCGCATGGCCTCTGAGAGTGCTTGGCGCCATGTGTTTCTCACTTTATGTCTGGCATGCTCTGGTAATGGGACACACAATTCTGGCATCACCGTTCTCGGCCACCAATATTCTCATTTTCTGGGTGCCACTGCTGCTGCTATCGGCATTTACATATCGGTTCGTTGAGTTTCCGAAAGCAAATTTAGTGGCCCTCTTCCGGTTGGGTAGCCCTCACTCGTCGGGCCACGCAATGACTGCGAATTCACCTAGAAAGTCTACGACAGTAGGCTGAGATCGATGGCCGGCCTGAACCTTTGCCAACTCCCCGTAAGCGAATAACCACACATTATCTCGCCATGCGACGAAAGCTTGAGCTTCCGCAGCCCATTTCGGCTTTGTCGAAGCCGTGTATGATGCCAGCGTCACGCCATCGCGAAACTGACGTTCACGCGCCGTTGTGTCGACAAGGCTCTGAATGGCGTTTTCGTATTCGGCGATGGTGGGCGACTGCGGGAGCTGTTCTTCGAACTCGGCTATTTCATCGGCTGTCATATCGCGGCTAACGCTTTCCCCGGTAGCTGCGTTCAGAAAAGATATCTTCATCCTCTCACCCCCTCAAAAAACAATTCTCCGTAAGTCGCGGCGGCTACCGAACTCTGTATCCGCAACGCATTTCTCGCCACCGATGCAGCCGTGGTGGTGCCGATGGTTCTGCTTACACGCGAGGTGGGTGACCGACTAACGAACTGCCCAATAGAAAGCGCCGGCCTAGCCTTGTTGAAATTGAAGATTTCAGTCGTTCCTACGCAGGTGATGTCGCCAACAAATATGCCTGGGAACTGAGCGCTTGACACTGACGATGTGGTGGTCGAACCGTTATAAATCGCATCATCAAGAGTAAATTCATAATCAGACGCGGCACTCAGGAAGGTGAGGCCGTTATCGGTGGACACCTGGATTGTCAGATACGTTCCGCTCGGGACGGAAAAACTCGATGTGCAACGTATACGGCTGAACGCGGAGAGGTTTGTGATCACGGCCGTCGTCAGTCCTGCCATGTCGATTTTACCGATTAGCTCCCATCCGCCATCCTGAACCAGTTCCGCCTTGTTGATCGTCCCGAACACGAATGTCATCCGTGCCGACCGAGATTTCTGACAGGCTATCGAGGTTGCCGTTCGACAGCGAAGCCAGTAGCCGGCGCATGGCTTCGACTGCGGCAATCGTGGGTGACGTCAGTTCGACCTTGTATGGCGCGTCCGTCTGTGCGGGACCGGGCCAATCATCGGCAAGCAGCAGTTCAGTGTCACTGATAATCTGCTCGATGACGATCGGACGGCCAACATGAATGCCGAATTTGTCTCCGACCTTGATCGGCGTCAGGCCAGCAACTTCCGTCAGCCAGCCGGTATCAGTGCCGGTCACAGTGCGAGAGCCAACAGCGACGGTAACCGTACCGTCGCCGTACCATGTGGTGTTAGCCATTATTCGGATGCTCCGTTACCAGTGTCGACTGGATCGCCCTCGCCTTTCACCAGGCGCAGATCGGCTTCAAGGCCGTTGATCTTGTCGAGAAGGATCTGGTTCTCCTGCTTTTGCATCGAGAGGTGTTGACCAAGCAGCAAGGTCCGCTGCTTCAGAAAACCTTCGCGCACTTCTGCTTCTTGCAGGGCGACGAGAGCGTCGACCTGCATCTGATTGCCGGTTGTCATGATTACCTCTTGAATGCCTGAGCGACGATGCGCATGGACTGCGTTGGCAACGCGCCATTGACCGATGGAGTAATGCGAAAAGTCGTTTGCGTTCGACCAGATGGGGGCGAAAACAACGCGAAAGATGTATCGCCAATCGTCCCTGCTGCGGCCTGCCTATTGTTCACAATTAGTGCGTCAAGAGTGGAAGAGTCATTCACTGATGTGAGTGTGAAAGTCTTTTTTATCTCGTCGCCGAAGGCCGTCGTCGTAGCAATTGCGGCCTGATAGTCGATGCGCAAAGTTGGAGACCCTAGGCCATGGGTGATTGTGACGTTGATTGGACTTTCGCTCGCACCCTGAGAGTTTGATGCCACCACGGTAATAGCTCCGGGATCGATATTCGACGTTCCGACCGTCAAGGTGCCGATGTAGGCGTTCGAAATATCGACATTGCCCAAGACACTCGAGAATGCCGAAAGCGTATTGACCCTGATGTCGTTCGCGTAGAGAACGCCATCCTGCACCGTGAATGGTCGCTTGATAGTTGCCCCGTCGTCGCTTGCGACAACAAACTGCCCCGCCTGCACAATGACGCGCGTCGGCAGAGCCGGATTGGCAGGAACGTCAAGCAGCAATGATGCAGCGCGATATGCGCCGTCATTGACTGCGGCCGTAACTCCGTACCGCGCTGCGTACCCTGATGGTGCAGCTATGGCAGCCCACGCCACATTGACGAACGCCGAGCTACCACCCAGCGCCGCCGTCAGACTTTCCACCTTGCCGGCAACGGCCATGGTTTCGTTGACAGCAAGCTGGATATCCTCGCGATATTCGGCGCGAGCCGCACCAAGCTCGACAGAAAACTCTCTGGAGAGGTTTCTTGTGTCTTTGTAGGCAACAACCGAAAGCTCCATCATCCCGGCAATGAGGCCGTCGATAGCATCCTGTGCGGTTCTGGTGCTGTTTCGCAGCCAGCCAAGCGCTTCCTCAACGCCAGTCAGATCGACGTCTACGAAAACATCCTTGTCAGAGAGCAGAATGTTCGGGGTGATGACGGAAATGAACCCCGACCACAGCACCGGCCTGTCGCCGCCAGGTATGTAGCGCCCGCGAACAACATAGCTTTCATTTGGCAGCAGGCTTTGCGAGATAAGCATTGAGCCCACTTGCGGCTGGTCTGTTCGTCCCTCGCTTACCTTCTCAAGCGTGGCTTGAAGTCTGACCTCATATTCAATGCCAACGACATCATCGAGGCGTCCATCAGTTTTGTCCCATGTCAGTCTGATTGCAGGACGGCGATCGTCGCCAGCCGCGTCCTTAATCGTGGCTGGCTCAGCGAACCAATCAACAATCGGCTGAGGCGTCGGCCTGATGACACCAAGCTGGCCGTCAACCGGCGGCTTGAATTCGCTGTCGCTGCTCCAGTCGTAATCAGCCGGGTCTACTTCCGTGATGTCGATCATCACGTCGAGGTTGGCACGATCCGCAACGCCATCGATCCGCATCAGCTTCGCGATGTAGCCGTTGCGCTCTGACGTCCACGAAAACACCGTTCCAGGCGTCGCGTAGGCCCAGAACTTTGGCGGTAGGACAATCGTATGCCTGCGGAAGCGTCGAGCCTCCTCAAGCGCCGATTTCATCAAGCGCTGAACCTGCTCCGGATAAGGAACGAAGTTCAGGTCGACATCAGCCATCAGGCGGCGATTGCCGTCGATAGCTTCAAGGTCTGTCCTGTAGAGCGGCGGCGCGGTCTTGGCGACCCAGCCGTCAGCAGGCGAAGGATAGTTAGCCGAAACACCGTTGATTGTATCCGCCAGCCCGAGGAAAGGCGTGAACTCCTGTTCTTCAGTGGAAAGGATATCGTCGTCGGTGAAGGCAATCACCGGAGCGTCAGGTGCACCCGAATGCAGATAATAGACGCCGCCGACTTCGGAAATCTTGCCTTGGCAAGCCGTCAGCAACGCTTCGACGGCGGAGGTCAGAGGTGCGTCAACCTGAATCTCGCCACCGCTGCGATATGTGTTTACCCAGCCTGTCGATTCCAGCGTGCCAGCGCGGTGCTTTTCGATCTGGGTAATCCAGGCAATAGCCGGTAGACGCGACGGCGAGAGATTTTGCAGGCCATAAAACCACTGGCCATTGTAGGTGATGCCTCTCAGCAGATTGTAGATCTGCACCGCCGGCAAGAAGTCGCCATCGCCGCCCCATGTCGCCGGATCAGCAAAGCGCTGTGGACCAACCCCGCCCTGCGTGCTGTCACGCGAGATGTCGTAGAGGCGCATGCCTTCAAGAACGAACTTGAAGGACGGCACGCCGGAGAACATGTTCTTCGAAACGCGAGCCGTTACGATCGCATAAGCAACGCCGCGACCGATGCGATCCGGGTTCCACCACCTGTTGCCGTTCGATACGGACGTGAACAGGAAGCTGTCGGCCGTCGTCTGCGTGCCGTCATAGAATTTGACCCAGAGGCTGTCCGGATATTCGTTGACGGCATAGCCACGCTCAGAAAGTCCACCGAGCGTGACGCGCTCGCCGTTGACCCAGACTTCAGCAAGGCCACGTATTGGCATATCCGAAAGCGCAATCACCTGCGTCAGATAGGCGTTCGGTGTGTCACCATCCTGCCCCCACGTATTGACGAACACGAGAGAGCCAGCAGTCGCAGTACGACCGAGGATAAAGGAGCGCGAGATATCGCCGCCGCCTTGCAGTGTGCCGTTGATCGAGAATGTCGGATCTTTAGGCTTGCCTGCGAGCGACTGGGCGAGCAGGCTTACGCCGATACCTACTGCAGTTTTCAGCAGGAAAGAGCCAACGACGCCGAGGCCACCAATAAAACTGGAGACAGCCGAGATCGCGCCGGATATCGCGGTCGCGATACCAGAAAAAATAGCCATCGATTTTCCTTGGGATGCGCCGTGCGCGCGCCAGCCGCTAAAGCGGCTTCATGAAGTGTGTTTCGACGGCGCTGTAGCCGCGCCGCTCGTAAAGGCTGGAAACGTCATTGGTTGCCAACGATGCCATGCCGACGGAGACGCAGCCGATTGACCGCCCCCACGCTTCGTAAGCATCGAGCATCCTGATCGCGCCGCGCCCGCGCGCCTCTGGCGACACGAACCAGACCGTTTCCTTGGCAATGCGGCCAGCACCGAACGGATGCTCGTAAGCCACCGCCATCAGAACGCCCTGCGCACGCTCGCCTGTGACCAGCACGCAAGCCATTGAAGAACACATGTGCTGCTGAAACAGCTGGTCTGCGTAAGACGCCTGAAACGGAAATGTGAAGCCAGCGGCCTCATGACTTTCGCGCAACAACGCGACCACGCGGTCGCGGTCCTCCGCGGTAGCAAATCGAACATCCATCAGAAGATTCCTAAAAACTTGCGGCGCTTAGGCTGCGTGGCAACCTTGCCCTTTTCGGAACCCCAGAAGAACTCCCACTCGGACGAGGTGTCTGCATCGGTGTAGAATGCATCACCGGCCTGTCGCAGCACCTGCGTCGCGTGACTGCGCGTCGACGGATTGGAACGCGTCATTTCCTGCGTATGGCTGGCGCACACCATCGTCACGTTGCCTTCCTCATTCTCGGAAGGCGTGTTGATTGTGATGGTATCGACGAAGCCAACAAAACGACATTCGGCTGGCGCCACCATCTGGCGGCTGTCCGGATCAAACAGACCTCGGTAGATCTCGACACGGGCCTGTCGGCAATCATACTGCCGCACCAGCGTCTGCACGTGCTCACTGACCTGAGACAGGCGAATATTGACGTTTTGCACCGACAGGTTGGCGACGAGCGGAATGTCATCGATCTGCACCAGCGTGCCGGAGCCGTACCAGTCACGCGTGACCGGCAAGCCTGTATCTGGATGCACGATGGCAGCAGACACGTTGCCTACGTCCGACCACATGCCGTCCGTTACCGGCGCACCAGTCGCTCGATCGCGCGCAACAAACCAGAGGAAGTCGCGCGCCACCAGCTGCCGCGCCTCAAGCGCAGCAAGGTTTTCTGCTGAGATGTTTCTCATTTTTACCTATGGGGGTGTTTAGCGGGCTTCAATCGCCTGAAACGTGACCGTGCCGCGACCAGTGGCCATATCGGCTGTCGTCGAGATCGAGCCTGGCACGATCGCCATGACGCAGGACGGCTTGACCAGCGTAGCGGCGACAGGGGCCACCACACCCGGCCACAGATGCGGACGGACCTCAAACTGCGTTGTCACGCCGCCTGCGCTGGCCGTCATAGGCTCCATCACCATATGCAGGTCTTTATCGCCGATCTGGATGTAATCGCCGACCGTGACCTTGTAGCCTTCCGGAATCTCGGACAGTGAGGTTGCCTTGCGGTTCGATGCGATGGTCGCCACTTGCGCAACGCCGTCGAAAGCACCACCAGTCGGCCATCTGCCGTTTGGATACGCCACCGGGAAACACCGAGACTTCGGAAATGCGCGAAAGGTCTTGAGGCCGTTTTCCAGACTGGTCAGCCGTGCTCTCCAGTGATCCAGCTCGTTCGGCCTCAACGATTTAGACTGTGCAGTCATCTGCCAAAGCGGAGAGCCAAGATCCTTAACGACCGTCCTGCCTCCTGCTGTGCGCGACTGTTCTTGACGCCACAGTAGGTTGAACTCAGTCGTCCATCCAGGAAACTCGTCAAAAAATGAAGTTGGGAGTGGGTATGTGATTGTCATAGATGGTGCCTGACGTTCCGACGCTGGGCGGACGCAATTGCTTCCTCAACGCGTTTGGCAAAGGTCGATTCCATCTCATCGAGCCTGCGCTGAAATCTTGCCACTGCGTCTTCGTCGGCGCCTTCGATGTTGGTGCGGCCATCATCATCGCCAACCGCGACGACCTTCCCCGCTTTCATGACGATGCGCTCCCTTGGCTTAGAACCATCTGGAACATCCACCCAAAACGCAGTAGATCGATGTGGCGATGCTATCTTGTAATCCCTTGGCCCGAGGAAGCCATCAGGCGGCACAGCGGCCGCCCACTTGACGTTGACTTTCGCCTTCTGCTGGCCTTGGTACTTGCCGAGGAACTCAAGCAAACCATCGACCGTGCCAATAGCCTTGCCGTTGATCTCGACCAGCGGCTCGCCGTCTTCGTTTACACTACATCCGACGAAGATGGCGTTGGCGCGGTACTCGCTGCTGTTAACGACTTTTGTCATGCCTTACCCCAATTTCACGTTTCGTTTCTGGGCCGACCGAACGCCCGCCTCAATGCGGCCTTGCAGTTCTGCGGCCTGTTTTGCGAATCCCCGTCGACTTACGGTTGAGTTTGTGCTCTTATACATCAGAGATAACGGGAGATTTGGCATGGGTGACATCACGGACCTCATCGAGCAGCAGATGAAAACTGCAGATCGTCATTTTAACGTTCTTTTAAAGTTAGCTGTCAGCAACCGCTCAGCCATCCGAGACATCATATCAGCGCTCGATAATGTCTCTGGCGCCGATAAAAAGGTGCTATCTGATGCTCTCGCCGACTTGGAAAAAGCCGACGAGGAAGTTATCGATATGGCGAAATCTATCGCAACTTGATATTTTTGCCCGGCGCCTCGCGAACCGTGCTGAGGATGGTTGCCTTTAGATCTCGCTGTGTTCGTTGAAGACTAGCGTCTATCCTTGCAACCGCGGCAGCATCAGCACCACGAGCGTCAATGACTGGCGCGTAGTTGACTGATACCGGCGCTTGACCGCCACCGCCCAGCGACTTCAAACTCGGCACGCTAGGCACCGAAACACCCACTGCGCCGCCGTTGGCGTAGCCCTTGAGATTGCGCCGCATGGCCTCCATGGCTGCGGGACCGCCGGCAGCCTTAACTGCAGCCTTGTCGAAGACATATTCGCCTTTATGCACGACGCCGGCTGGCTGGTATTTACCGCCGTCTCCAGTGTAGCCGCCCTCGGAGAACAGGCCGCCTGAGAGGCCAGCGTAGGACGATGCGCCGCCACCGCCTCCGAAGAGACTGAACAGGCCGCTCAAGAACCCACCGCCGCCACCGGCAGCGTTGTTGACCTTGAAGATGCTGTTCAGGACGTCGTCGAGGAGGGCGTTGCCAATCTTCTTCAGGCTGTCGGCCAAGATGTCGGCCGCGCTTGCGCCCTCGATGAAGCCGTCGATAATGCCTCGCGTGACATCCTTGGCGGTTGCCATGGATTCTTCGGCGCGCTGGCGTATCTCATCCTGCTTTTCGGCAAGCTGGTCGGAAGCCACGACCGCATTCGCGTACCCGGCAGCCAAGTCGTCGATGCTGGCCGTAAGCTCTGGCGTGATCTTTACACCGGCCTCTTGGGCCGCAGTGAGCAAGTCCTGCTTGGCCCTCGCAAACTCCAGCGTGTAGCCGTAGTCGTTGAGCAGCGGGTTAAGCTGCTCCTGAGCCGCCGTTTCTTCAGTCAACGCCTTTGTGCGAGCGCGGATCTGATCGACTTCGCGTTGGTAGTCATCGACACGGGTGCTGCTGGAGCTTCGACCTTTCCCGCCACTGCCGCTGCTTGTCACCTGATATTGTGGATCGGTGATGTCGATCGGAGTGAACTTCTTGCCAGAGCCGCCAGACCCTATTGTTGGTGCCGTTGACGGATATTCGATTTTTGTCTTTTCGAGGGCCGTCTGTACGGCTGTAGGAGCAAGCTTTGCGGCCTCCTCTTGTAACCCTTTTATCTGACCTTCAAGTTGGCGAACCTCCGCTTGCCCAAGAACATTCATGGGGTTTGCTTTGATTTCCGCTATCTGCTTCTCGAGATCGAGGCGCTTGGCTGTGATGTCGTTCAGCTTGTCGGCGGACTTGACGGTCGACTCTATTGTTAGCGCGCCGCCGAGGTAAGAAACTTTGCCATCTTTTCCGCCCAGCGCGTCAACGACGCCAGCGCCAATATTTTGAAGGCCGCTAATCCTGCCGATCCACTCGGCCATGTTCTGCGCCGCAGTAGCGCCTTCGTTCAGGAGCTTAATGATGGCGCCAATATCAGACGCAAGACCGTCCATGTCGACGCTGTTGATGAAACTGGCCATGTTATCGATGGCCGAGCCAAACGTGTTCGCAGCGTTGGACGACTTGTTGAAGTCGCGCGTGGCATTGGTAAGCGCTGTGCGAAGGTTCTCCAGCCGCTGGTCGAGCGTCAAGACTGCGCCAGCAACCTTCTGCTCAAGCACAGGTGCGCCAGCGTTGATGCCGTCAAAGAACGCCTTCGAAGAAAGCTGCCCATCCAGCATGATCTGACGAAGCTTCGCCACCGAACCCTCTGCTTGCTGGATGCCAGCGGCCGCAGCCTGCAGAATGGTCGGTGCGCCCTCAAGGATGGAGTTGAATTCCTCGGCGCGGACTACGCCTGATCCAAGCGCCTGCGAAAGCTGCAACAAGGCGCCAGACGCCTCCTGGCTAGACTGGCCAGATGCGCGCAATGCAAGGGCGACGTTGTTGGATAGGCTGACGATCTGCTCGGACGAAACACCAAGCTCGCCCTGCACAAGCGAGACGCGGCCGTAGAGCTGCACCAATGTCTCAAGCGGCGCTGCATTCTTCTGCGCCGCCGCGAAAAGCTTCTGGTATACGCCCTCAAGCTCTTCGCCAGAGAGGCCGGCCACCTTTAGAGAGTTGTCGATCTTCGTGGCGCTGTCCGATAGCTGGCGAAAGCCCTGCGCGCCACCGATTAGGGCAAATGCTTTCGCCGCGCTGGTTGCCAGTCCGGAATAGGACGCCGAAAGAGCCGTGTTCATCTTCTTAAAGCGGTTCTCAATCGCTCTAGCCTGCCGGTTTGTGACGCCCATCGCTTTATTGAGCGCGTTCTGATAACCCTTCACGTCAGCCGAAAGCTGAACGACAAGGCGCTCCAAATCTGTTGCCATTTTGGTCTGAACCTTTTAGGGTTTTTGAATACTTAGGGGGTCGTTATGGGGACGCAGAAAAAGAGAATGTTCTGCCAAGAAGAAGTGCGCATGGTGCTCGCCGAGAGGCAGACACCAAATCATGTGCTGCACCTATTGCTTTCGGTCGTCACCGCAGGGCTATGGTTGCCCGTATGGATACTGGTCGCACTATTCGGAAGTGGGGCATACAAGTGCCCGAGCTGCGGGGCTCGAGCGCTTGGTTACGTGCCCAAAAAGTATAAATCTACGCTGTCTGCCGGCAATCAGTCACCAAAGCAAGATCTTGATAACTTTAGGTCGTGGTGAGGGGCGCTACTCCTGCACCCACTCCCAAAGATCATCGATTTCTTTCGTCGTCAGTGACCCGTCATCTGGCGTGTTCGCCTCGACGTAGCCGTCAACAGCCGCCATGAATTGCCAAACTGACATTTCATTGACCTGTTGCGGCGTGAACCCCATCACTGCCGCAGTCCCGTAGAGCGCAGCAAATCTCAACTTTCCGTTGGGGAGTTCGTCAAGCTGTTTTCGGTTTGATTTGCTGCGTCTGCCTCCCCCACAGCTTCCTCCGGAGCGCCCATGAGTGCGGCCGACAGGATAACCTGCGCGGGCACAAGGTTCTCCATGGGTGGGCGAGCCTCAACATACGTGCGCACCAACTTCAGCGCAGCCACCGGCTCCATCTTGCCGCCGATAAGGCCAAGCCGGATGATGTTGCTGATGTCTTCGATGCGCCACGCACCGCTGTGTAGCCGCTGGAGCACGACATACGGGCCTGCTTCGCATTTATCTTGCAGTTCCGCAAGTTGGCCCCATTTTAAAGAAAACCGATAAGTCCCATCAGCCCAATCGAAATCAATTGATGCATCTCTACTCATTGTAAATCACCCACCGCTAGCTCTAGACTTGGCTGAAACGGCCTTTCGAGCTTATTACTTTTGATTTTGTTATCTATTCCCCAAAGTGGCATCAAGTTATCCAGCGCCCAACATCTCTTAAAATCGATATGTTCTGGCGACGAATAATTGAAAACTGACTTCGGGATTTTATGATCGATGTGCCATTCCCCATAATTTTCCCATGTCATGCCAGGCAGGAATTGATTTTCAAGGTGGATCACTAGGTCATCAAGCGTGTAGTCTAGAAGGTCTTTCCAACTTGAACCGTTTTTGCCTGATGACAGCGCGGCCCGAATCGCCCTTGACAAATTCTTATCCAGCCTAAATTTATGGTCCTCTCTGAGACGTTTACGCTCAATGGCGTTGATCTTATCTCTGTTGCGAGACGCCCATTTCTTTCTGTACTCCGAATGCCTCGCCGGATCCTCTGCGCGCAGCTCGCGCTTGCGTTCATTAACCCTGTCGCGATTGTCAATATTCCATTGTCTGACGGCTTCACGTCGTTTTACGCTCGCGCATTCACCGCAAAAAATTTGCGCTGCACTTCGTCGCACGCACTCAGCCTTACACGACGCGCAGGCGATAACTTCGCCGATCTCAACAGCGCCTCTTGCCCGCCTCTTTTTGCGGGCCAGTTCCGCCCTGTATTCTTGCTCGGCGGTGATATTTTCGTCGCGTTTAACCTTGCGCTTTTGATTTATCTCTTTTGAGTTGTTGTCATAGCGAAGTCTAGTGGCTCGATTGACACATTCCTTGCAAAGCGACGCCCTGCCGAGCAGGCCCATCTTGTTCAGAGAAAAATCTGAAAGCGCCATGCAATCGCCGCACTTTGGGCACGACTTGAAAACGCCGGCATCACCAGCATATATAAAATCAGCCACTCGACGCTCCTTAACAGCTCGGTTGGTTAGATACCGGGCAACGCGCCAACGTTGTCCGGTATTGTTCTATATATGCATTTAGTGTCGATTTTTCAATAGAATGTAACTGTTGCGCCACGGCTCATTATACGATCGTGCTCGTTCGAGTAAGCGCGCCATCGCTCTGCATGGAGACATTGATGGTAACTCGACCACCCTGCTCAGCGCCAAGTTCAAGCGATTCAATATGCATAGCGCCTGTCCAGGTGACGACGCCAGTGGAGAATTCAATCTCGACCTTAACCGGCACACTCTCCGTGCTTTCGTATGCGTCAAGCCATGTCTCGACTGCAGAAGCAGCAAGCACGCCCTCGCCAGAGATGGACGTGGAAATGCTTTCAACGTCGCGGCCGAGGACGATGGGCGCGTCTGGGTCGGCGCAGTCTGGGAGGCTCACCTCGGACAGGGACTTGTTGAGCGTCATGGACTTCGAAGTGAAGCCGCACGGCGCAGTGTAGACGATAGGATCAGCAGTATTGCCGAGAAGAATCCTGAATTTGCCAAAGCGTGCAGTAATAGGCTGCGCCATTTAAGGGCTCCTTATGTGCCGTCAACCGGCTAGTGTTGGTGGGTGATGGTTGCGGCCCGCTAAAGGCCAGCCGTTAGGGCTCTTCGACGATCGCCGTGTAGCGAAGCGAGGCCTGCTTGAGAGCGCCGTCGCGGATGAAATCAGTCCGCCACGGGTCGAAGGTCACGATGGCGTTCGTCGACAGTGCAGGCTCCCAGTTGCGGAGTGAACGGCGTACCGCGTCGGCAATGTCGCGGATTTCCTTCATGGTCGTGGATTCAGACCAGCAGTCGATCTGCATCATCACCTCGCCGCCGTCTACGCAGTCGACAAGCTCGGCAACGTAGTTTGACGGTCCGATGCTGATGTATGGCTTTGCCCATGTTGACTGCGGAATGTCGGCGATGCGATTGGACACAAGTGCGGTAACGGCTGAATTAGCTCTGAGGCGAGCGATAATCGAGCCTTGGAGCTCCAAGGTAGGGTCAGCCACTCGCAGCTACCTCCTTTGCCGATTTTGTTATTGCGCGCGTGATGCGCGACTTGGTGCGGCGACGCAGTGCCCTGTAAGAAACGAAGAAAAACGGTTGTGCTTTGGTGCCGGGATGCTGAGTACCGGGGAACTGGCCAGCATTTTCGTGCGCTTTGGTCGCGAACTCGACGAGGTGAGCATAGCGCACCTTACTGTTTCCGGCGTAGATCGTGATCACGAGTTTGCCGTCAGTTGACTTCACGGTGGCAATCTTTTGGCTGTATTTTGGAGCATCGCCCCATGTCCAGCCAATCGAATCGCGAAGTTCGCCGCTATCGACGGCGACAAGCGATTTCATGAGGGCGACAATCTCGTCGGCGCCCTGCCCCATCGCCTCCTTGATGCGCTTTTCAGCAGCGGCCGGCAGTTTAGCAAGCTTACGGTTCAGTTTAGCGAGGCCTAGAATAGTCATCCCGCCTCCCCCTGCACCACAAGCAGCTCAATCCATTGGTTACGCTCGTCGATGTTGACCGCAGCCTTGATTGCGTAGACCACGCCAGACCGCTTATTCCGCGCCCGCCACGCGGACGTGATAGTGCGCGTGCGTTCGTTGCTGCGAACTGTCATGGTGAAGGGTTGCAAACCTTGCAATCGGCTGGCTATGACGGGCTCGCTGCCGACGCGCGGCTCAAGACGTGCTGGCTCTACGAATTGCTCCGCGAATCCGACGACCACGCCACCATATCCATCGTCACCCTCAACCTCAGCCTCAAAGCCGATGCGCTCACTGAGCGACCCCGCTCCGGATCTCTTGCGTTTTGGCATTTGGTCGATCCTTGGTGGGTTCAGCAGCCTTAGCAGCTATTGCAGCCGCAGCGCACTTGCGTGTGACGTTGTAGAGGCCAGCCTTATAGGCGATGGTGAAGCCTGGCTGGCGCCAGTCGAACGGTTCATGGAATCGGAGCCACATAGTCGTCCGGAACTGTTCGCCAGACACGCCATGGAGCCAGAAGCATTCTGACAGCCCGCGGCAGAACAGCGTCGCCTGTCGCCTTCGGGTCAGGCTCGCGCACCTCGTAGAGATCGCCGGTCACAAGAAGGATCGCCGACACGATTGCGGGCGTTGCAGAGATGCCGTCAGCGGCCGTGGGCGTTTCGCCTGCGGCTACGACTTCGCGATCAAGATGCTGCGTAACAATGCTCTCAGCGGCGTCGCGATAGAGGCCGATCTCCACATCTTCATCTTCATGAAAGACACGGAGATGCTTTTTGACGGTTTCGAGATCGACGATGCCCATATCAGGCCGCCACTACTGCGGCCGTAGGCGCGCTTGTGACAGGCACGCTGCCCTTGTCATTCGTGGCCGTGACGCGAACCGTGACGGCCTTACCAACATCGCCCGCAACGGGAACATAGGTCGCCGCTGTAGCGCCAGAAATCGCGACGCCAGCAGCAAACCACTGCCGCGCATAAGTTGGGGAACCAGACCACGTGCCGGTTGTTGCCGTAAGCGTCTGGCCAACCTGCGCGGTGCCCGTGATGGCAGGTGCAACAGAATTCACCGGCGAGCCGATACCGTTGACGATACCGGCGCCGATATAGGATGCGACCCTGCGCTTACGAACCTTCGTTGACAGCATCGGGTTTGTCCTTCTTCTTCGTCGAGCGAGCAGAGGAAATCACCGGCTTGTCAGCGGTAGCTTTGTCGGTCGCGTCTTCGCCAGCCTGGAGGCCATCCGCCGAGTTGTCGTCAGGCGCGTGCTCGACCTTCGCCTCACCCACGATGTCGACCAGTCCCTGCGCAGCAAGCTGCTTTGCTTCACCGGCCTCGACCTTGAACGCTTCGCTCTTTTTGGTCTTTAGTTCTTTGCCAACCGCAAACGTGCGCTTGGCCTTAACTTCAAGAAAATCAGTCATGTTGTCTCCTAGCGAAAGAGGGGCACCCGAAGGCGCCCCAGTTCAATTACGCGCCTTCAACGTCGCCGGTGACGAAGCTCTCTGGGCGATACACTGCCAGAGCCAAACGCTCTTCCGCACGGATCGACAGCATATTGGTCTCGAAGTCTTTGTCGTTCTCACTTGAGAGAAGCACTTCGATTTCCATACGGTCGAAGATCTGGGCGCCATAAGAGAATGCGCCAGTCAGGAACTCGCCTGCGGCCATTGCCTGCGTCGACACAACCGGCAGATTCCAGAGCGTCGGAGTGAGCGAGCCCTGCGGGTTGCCGATGATATAGTTGCCGCCAGCGTCCTTGGTCAGTTCGATCTTTGCCCAGTCGATCGGGTTCAGAACGAACGCGGTTGCCGGATACTCGGCAAGAACAACCTGCAGGATGGCCAAACGGAGACGATCGATGCCAGTCTGATCAGCATCAGTGAATGCCGGAGCGAACGCGGTAGCCTGCGGAACCAGACCGTGGATGTTCTGGCCGGTGCCAGAGCCATTCAGCAGCTGATTTTCTTCGACAAAACGAAGACCGTAGCGAGCGCGACCGTCAATGTATGAACGAAGCGCTGGAGCATCATCCAGAATCTGACGGCTTGCCTTGAACAAGTGAGCCAGCGTGCGAACGGGCGCGGACGCCATATCGAACGTCAGATCAGAATACGGCTTGGCAGTCGTTTCAGCGACCGGCGCAGCGTTGTTCGTGTAGCCCGTTTCCTTGACGTACTCGACGTTGTTAGAGGCAGTCTGACCGGGCAAGATGAGGTCGCGGATGGTCATCTGGCGCTCAGGGAGACCGAAGATACCAGGTACGCGCGCACCAGGCACCAGAGACGTGCCAGGAGAGCGACCGGTGCCGACGGTAGTATTTGCGGTCGTGATTGCAGCTCGATCGGCCTGAATGCGAATTGCGCCACGAGAACCGCCACTCAGTTTACCTGCCTTGAACTCGGCGGAGTCGATGACGAGCTGACCCAGCGACTTCTGCTCTTCCTCGCCGTTTTCCTTTTCGCGAGCGGCGCGCTTCTCCATATCGGAAAGGCGGGTCGTGACGTCGCCGAGTTCGGAAAGTGCCTTGTCGGTCTTTTCCTTCAGCTCTGCGGAAACTTCACCGTTTGCGGCAAGCTTGGAGGTAAAGTCGGTGGCGAGATTGCCAACCTGCTCTTTGATGGATGCGAGGGAGGCGCCAAGTTCGCCAATTTTTTCTGCTAGTTCGGCCATGAAAGGCTCCTTTTATCGAATGAGTGGTGATTTTGCTTCGGCGATTAGCCGTTCAATGGCTGCCAAAGCAGCAGCATCCGTCTCGACGTCAGGAGCCCCCTGACCATCCTTGAGGTAGAGCCGAGCGGCCCGCTCTGCCTCAGAGCCCGACAACCCCATCAGTCCCCTGATGCCGTTTTCGAACTCGCGTTTTGTGATTTGTTCGCCAGCCGTCATCTTTGCGACCAGAGTCTGTGCGGCCTCAGCCTTCGCAGCGTTTGCGGCCTTGATGCGCTTTACCGGCGCAGGTTCCGTGTCCGCGCCGTAGCGGGCCAAGGTCTCGTCAAGCGTCGCAACACGGTCGACCATGCCGCGGTCCATGAGGGCTTCTGCGTAAAACACGCGCCCCTGACCGTAGCCGTCCTCAACCTTGCTGACCGTCACACCGCGACCTTCGGCGACTGACGCGACAAACCTGTTGTAAGAGCGGTTGATGCCGTCCTGCACATGTGCGAGCGCATCCTTACCGAGCGGCTCGGTTTCGTTGCCCTCGACCTTGTGCTTGCCGGCTGAAATGTACGTGCGTTTGATGCCACGCTGCTCAAGAGCTGCGGACAGGTCATCATGGGCGGTATAAACGCCAATCGAACCGGCGCGGCCAGATGGAGTGACGACAATTTCGTCGGTCGACGCCGCGATCCAGTAAGCCGCGCTTGCAGCCAGGCTGTTGACCTGAGCAATGATCGGCTTCTCGCCGCCGCGAAGCTTGCGGATTTCGGTCGCAAGCTCATCTGTGCCTGGCACCGTGCCGCCGGGGCTATCGATATCGAGAACAACAGCCTTGATGTCCTCGTTCGATAGCGCCTTGTGCAGCGCTCTCTTGATGCCAGCATAGGAAGTGCCGCCGCTCATCGCGGAAAACAGGTCCATCTTGTCAGCCAAGACCCCGTAAACCGGGATAATGGCCACGCTGCCGGTCGATTCCGCGATTTCCTTCGCTCGGGCCTCGTCGATTGAGGCGGCGAACTCGGACGAAAACAGCTTCTCACCTTCGGCCCGCGCCACCAAAACATCAGCCAAAACGCCCAGTTTTTCGCGCTGAATAGCCCAAGGCTCGGCCAAAAAGACCGAAATCAGGTGTTCAAACTTCATGATTTTCCCTTATGCAGCGCGCGCTGCTGGCGTTGGCGCCGGAGTTTCGGCCTTCCCAAGCGTATCGAGGCGCGTCATCGTGCCGTTCACGATGGCCTTGTTGCCGCCGTCCACTGGCGCCTTGTCTTCGTAAGAGCGAGCCTCATCGACGAGGTAGATGCCGTTCGTGACCATCTTCGACAGGAATTCTGCCCGCGCCGTGCTGTCGCCGCGCAAGAGTTCTTCCATGTTGAACTTCACCTTCGTGGTCTTCCTCGTCTTTGCGTCGAGCAAGTCACGATAAATTGCCGCTTCGATGCGCTTGAGCATCGGCCGCATGCAAGTTTTGGTGAATTGGAGGATCAGCTGCTCGATGCCGCTGCCCCAGGTCGTGGTGCCATTTGCCGCGTGACCAATCATCACGGGGGGAACGCCGAAAATGCGGCAGATCTGCTCGACGCTGTACTGCCTCGCCTCAAGGAATTGAGCATCCTTTGGGTTGATCGACATCGGATACGGCTTGAAGCCAGCCTCCAATACCGTCACCCCACCAGCCTTCTCGGCACCGGCGAATTGCGTCAGTGTGTCGGATATCTGCTTGCGCTGCTCAGGCTTCAGGATCTGATCCGAGCTGACGATCAGCGAAGAAAGCAGGCCGTTCTTGAACATGCGGCCGGCGACCTTCTCGCCCGCCAATGCACTCCCGACCGTATTGCGCACCACGCCGATCGGCGACATGCCTCGATCACAGCCCGGCAGCCGGACGCCGCGGACGTGAAACATCTTACCTTCTGGCACTCGGCGCTTTTTGCCGTCTTCCGTCACCTCGTAGTAGCGCGTGTTCCGGCCGTCTTTCGACCGGCACACATCAACGCTCAAGGGGTGAAGCGGATTTAGCGCAACGAGGCGCTCGCCGTTCATCTTCTTTTCCGCGAAGAAGTTGCCGTCTAGCAGCAAGCACATAGCCGCCATCGACCAAAACTCTGGCGCCGTGTCGTCCATGTTCGGCATGTCGTGCAGAAGCTCGTATAGAGGAGCGTTCTTGTCGACAGTCACGCCGTCCTCGCCGTAAACGATGCAAGGAAGGGTACCGGCCGCGTTCTGCACGAGGTTGACGCATGCCCAAACCGCATCAAGCGAAAGAGCGCTCTCAATCGTGACTGTCTCCCCGGACGTGGTGCCGAGGCCAAAGAAGCCTCGCCAGAACTCGCCATCGGTGAGCTTGATAGGCCTTCCGACCCATCTCTCAAAAAAGCCCATCAGGCCTCACCACTAGGTTGCCCGTCACCAAGTGACAGAGATGATATTGTTGACGAAGTCATCGAGGTTGCCGCTGTCTCCGCCCTCGTAGGTTCCGGCCATCGCCGTTGCCATTGCCAAGGCGACTGCGCCATCGATGCGGCGTTCGCGATTGTGTTTGACGAGCTTTCGATTGCCGGCAGGATCCGCTTTGACGGTGGCATTCATCATGCACATCGTCAGCACAGGATGGTCGCCGTGAGCTAGGTTGCCGTTCAGGATGATGCTTTCGAGCTCACGGAGAGCCGGCGACATTGACTGGAAGCCCTGCCCGAAAGGCTGGAAAACAGCGTCATCGCCTTCAAGCTGATCGTCAGTAAAGCCAGCCTTCAACAGCCATGGCTTCAGATGCCTGAAATTCCAGCGGTCGAACGCGATCTTGCGGATATCCATCTCTTCGAAGCGGTCGCGCAGGTAATGCGCAACGAACTCGTAGTCGACGGTTCTGCCTGGAGCGGCTTCGAGATGCCCTTGATCATGCCAGACATCGTACGGCACGCGGTCGGCCTTTGCTTTCGCGCGTATCCCGTCGCCCGGCAGCCAGAACGTCGGCTTCACGTGCCAGATGGTCTTTGCGTCCTGCTCTTTGGGCGCCATGAGCACGAGAGCAGTCAGGTCGCTCACCTCAGAAAGGTCGAGCCCACCAAAGACAGGGAGACCATCAAAGTCCACAACTCGAGCGTTGCACGCTCGCCAAATAGCCGGCGACACAAACGGAGCATTGGCATCGATCCTTTGATTGAGATGGAGCCAGCGAAAGCTGGCCTCCTCGGTCGGCATACGTGCCGCGCGCTCCGCGTCGTCGCGAACCGATGAAACGGACTTAAACTTACCGAGCGCAGGGTTTGCGGCCTGCCACGCTTCCTCGTCGAGGACGTCGCAATCAGCCGGAGCCGTGTAGAGGTGCGAAACCGTTCGTGGTGCTTGTGATGTCTCGGCATCGTCCAGCCATCGCGAAAAGAGGTCGCCATCAGTCGCTGCCTGCGTCGAGATAGCGAAGATCATCGCCTTGTCGCCGTAGGCGCCTTGCGATGTCACGATCGCTTCGACGAAGTCGTCGTGCGGGCCTTTGATCTGGCCAACCTCATCAAGGATGGCGACCAGTGGCGAGCCGCCATGCGCACTCTTTGCTTCCGCCGAACTGGCTTGATATTCAACCGCCTTGCTCAAGCCAACGATGGTTTTACTGGACGGTACAAGCCTGTATTTTTTGTTGAGCTCAGGAGACAGCAGAAGCATCTTGCTGGCGTAATTGTAGACCTCCGCCGCTTGTTTTCGCGACCGAGCACCTGACATCATGCGGCTGTTTGGAAACGCCTCAGGCCCCACGATATGAGCCAACAGAAGACATGCTATTGTTGCCGTCTTCGAATTTTTCCGCGCAATGGACAGGTACGCCCTGCCCGTTCCATGATTGTTGTCGTAAACCGCCAGGATGAAGCACTCTTGAAAGTCCAGAAGCCTGATGGGTTGGCCGACAAGATCCCCCTCTGGGACAACCAAAAAGCCCTCGATAAATCGGCATACCTTCTCGCCTCGCGTAAGCTCGCTGACCGGAAGTCTGCGCCAGTCCCGCCTTACTGGGATGGGACCGCTCTTAATCGCCTCCAAAACACTTGGCGGCCAACTCAGATTTTGGCCGTTCATCATCCGCCCTCAAAGGGCAAGCGCGCCATTCAAAGGAGGCTTGTCCTGCTGTTCTTCTTTTTGTTGTTTTCCTCGGCCCACATTGGGCGCAGGTTCGAAAGCTGGTTTAGCGCGATGACGTCCTCTAAGTTTCGGGCCGAGCTTGCAGGAATGATGTGATCAACCTGCCATTCACTCATGTTGTGCCAGCCCATACCCGAGTGAAATTGGCGCTCGACATGACGAACAAAGTCATCGACGGTGTATCCGAGTTGTTCGAACGTCTTGGAGGTCTTGATCGCCCCAACCCTAGAGAGGGCGTGGCGGTGCAATCTGCTCAAACGGGCCTGCATAGCAGACCTGGGGTCTGATTTTCGTCGCTGTCGCTGTCTCGTTCTGTTCTTCAGCACCCTCGCGAACCGCTCATCCTCTGGGAGAGATCGATAACGCAATATCTCAGCGGCAACTTCTTTTTGTAGGCACCCGCACGACTTGGTCAGGTGTGGAGAGTAGGTGGTGGTTGTGTTTCCACAGTCGCAAACAGCTTCCCATATTTTGTGACGGTGAACCGTTTCGCCTACGCATCGCGTGAATGTTAAGCGGCCGTTTTTAGTCCCGGATCGGTCTTTGAACCGAGTTCCGTTGCCAGTTTTGCTATCCACACCTTTCGGCAAAAGAAACTCCTACGCAAGCAAATCGCTGTCTGATCTGACACCCGCCTCAATCTCTTTCGCCTGGTCACGACGCTTAGCTGCGTCCCTCGCCTCTCCCTGTACGGCCCGCGCATGCAGCGCCAGCGATCGGCGAAACGAAAGGATGGAGGAAGCGTGCATCTGGACGATTGCCTTGCGCGGGTTCGCCAGAGGCGTGCCTTTCTCGCTGTATGCGACCGATCCCTCGCTGCGGAGCAGGTCTTGCTCCCTCACAAGGTCCGCCATCGTGCGGGCCAGCATCGCGGCAATCTCAAGCTGATGCGCCGACCATTCGGCGCGGGCATATTCAGCAATGACGTTCTTGAAAAAGGGTACGTCGCCGTCGTCGAGCGGCACGTTTTCAGGAAACTCAATCTCCTCGGCAGCCGAAGAGGCAATCCTCACGGCCTCAGCAACGCTGTCGATGCGGCTCTTCTTCTCAGACATGCGAAATCCCCTCGAGCACGCGCGCTTGCGCACGCGCTAGGCAAAAATCTGTGTTTGCATTTGAATTGCGTTACCACGGCGGTCCCTGGCCGGGTCGATCGTCGACTTTGCGACCACCCCCCCCGACCGGTCAAACTCTCCATTTTATCGCATATTCGGGTTCATGTCAACGTTTATTCTTGATATTATCGAATAAAATCAGATATTTTTCGATGTTTCTTCATGCTAAACATTAGCTGATACGGCTAAGCACCTATGTCATCGCCCATCATCCCACCTCTATCGGGTATCCATCCACCCCAATAATGACAGCCTGCTGGCCTCGCTCGATGCGAGCCTTCAACGTGTCGTGGCATGGAGCGCACAACGATTGCAGATTGTCTGGGTCATAGAACAAGTCTTCGTCGCCCCTGTGTGGCTTGATGTGGTCACACGTCGTTGCCTCGGTCACATCCTCGATAGCCAGGCAGAAGCGGCACAGCGGCTCAGCAGTTAGCTGGGCATCGCGTAGTCGCTGCCATCTGGCAGTCTTGTACATGCGGCGATAGAGAGCGGCTTCGGCTGAGCGACCGTAGGGTTTGGGCATTGTGTTGCCTGGTAATTGGTCTGCGTGGCTGGATTCGAACCAGCGGCTCCCGCAGTCCAAGTGCGGTACTCTGACCAGACTGAGCTACACACAGATGGATTGGTGCCGACAACATGGTCGGCTTAAAACTAAAAGCGGCTGGGAGCGTGCACTACCTGTCGAGCGTTAGCTAACAGGGTCACACTACAACCAGCCGCACGATCACCATGCAAGCGGAGGAGAACGCGCATGGAGATTGGTTGCGGAGGTGAGATTCGAACTCACGGCCTTCAGGTTATGAGCCTGACGATCTACCAGACTGCTCTACTCCACGATAAAGGTTCCGACCAGCAACCACGCGTCCGTGGTGCACACCTGTTAATTCAGGGCCAAGCTTGCAAGCAGAGGATTGGGTCGGTCATAGTTAGCCCCGGCTCATCGCTGGCCGAGGCTCTGTCGCAACATCGGTGCGCCCAGAAAGGTGTGGGGCTTCTTAACCCCTTCACCTATACAGGTGGTGAGAATGCAGAAAGTGCCACTACGACGCCATTTTATTCATCGCCGCCATAAGATTGTCGTTCGCGGCGATAAGCCTTGCTTTTCCTTGGCGAAAAGCGGTGCGGCGAGGCGTGCCTTTGTCCGCCAAGTCAACGTAAGAACCTGCAGTCCTTGCCACATCGATCACCGACCTGTCCTCGTCTTTGAGGCTGGCAACCCACTTGAACCATTCATCCCTGTCTTCTCGCAATGTAGCGATATCGGACCATGCCTGTGATCCGCCACTGCCAGTACACACCTTCACCAATCCAGGGAATAGATGAGCCAGATTTGCTGGTGATGCTGGGAATCCGTCCTCGATTTTTTTTACTGCTGGCATGACTGCGGTTCCAGCAATCGCATCCGCAAGCCACTGCCGCTCTTCTGCTTTTGTTTTCGGGCCGGTTCTGTCTTTGCGCTTTGTGCGTTTTACTGGTTTTGGGTGTATCGCATAAAACAGGCCGGCTGGGCGAAACTCCGTTTCCCTTCCCGAGAAGTAGTTTCTTGTGCTGGTGGCGTCATCTGGGTTCTCATCGCCACCCCTCTGGACGCGCTCCTTGTCGGTCGTGCCAAGCATGCCGCCTGGAGGCACCACGAACTGGTGAGCTACCACATCTCCATCCACGGTAACCTTAAAGCCTTGCTCAGTCTGCGTTCCGTCACTGAAACGAAGCGATCCCCAACGAACCGTCTGCCCTCTTTCGTTTTTGACCTCCTCGAAGTTTTCAACCTGGCGCATTATCTCCCCGGTCGATGGTGATATGTCCCAAAGCTTGTCCATTTTCAAACCATCGACATCCTCGGGGTTGTTGTCATTTGCGACAGTTGTCGACCAATTCGTCTGCAGTGGCTCCGGAACATGATCAGGTTCACAGACAAAACGGCGAAGCGCCGCGAGCTGGTCAGCAAGTGATGCGTGTCTGGTCATATCGCCTCCTCGTGGTGTATATCGGTCGGTATCCGCACAGTTGTAATATAAACTATTTTTACAAATTTGTCAAGGACACCCAAGCCAAACTGCTCGACTATGGCCGGTTATCATTCGCAGCTTCCAGCAGCCATCCTTTAACCAGCGCGACTGATATCGCTGCCGCATCCTCCAGTGTCGTGACGCGTACCGTCTCCACAGGATGGCCTAGCGCCACCAGGAGCGGGTGTCTCTTCCGCTGGCTATCAGTGAGGCGGCCTAACTTGCCTTTGTACTCAATCAGGCGGAGAACGCCATTAGGAAGATAAACGCGAAGATCTGGGTCTCCAGCTGCGATGCCTGTTGCTTCAGCCTTCACAGCGGCGTTGCCGCTTCGATAATCGCCATTCATGTCAGCCGCAATGGTGAAGCGTGGTGACTGACTGGCCGTTACGTCCTCTGCCTTGTCTGCGTACTCAGGCATGGCCTTGAGAGCGCGTACCGCAGCTGCCTGCAATTCCCATTCAAGGATAGGCGCATCGGTGACTGTGACCTTGCCTGTGGCACTGGTGCGGATCACGACACGCTTGCCGTTCATGCGGGTGGTTTGGCTGGTGGGCTTGCGGGTGGCGGGGTTACTGTTGGGTTTTTTCACTTCGGTCTCCTGTGGTGTCGTGCGGTGGTGGGTGGTGAGGCCAATTCTAATTATCCAATTTTCAAAGCCCCTTTATATAGACCCCCTATAAATACCTATTTTAAGGTATCTATATAATGCGTTGGATAATTGGATAGTTATATATATAGTGTATATAAGGCTTTGTATTTATTAGCCTTTTAGACTTCCTAATTATCCAAAAGCACCTTGGAACTTTCCGGGATAATTAGCGCAAATTTCTAATTATCCATGGATAGTTCCAAATTCTGGATGGATAATTATGGACGGTTGGCGGGCCAGTCTTTCGGGCGGTATCCTTCGTCATAGGCAAGCATGAGCAGCCCGACATGGGTCGGTATCGGACGCGGGTTCTTGTCGCGCTCATAGGTGCTGACTGTGAGTGCGGATGCATATCGCAAGACATGCGAAAGCTGGGCCTGCGTGAGGCCCAGTCTCTGTCGTATGGAACGAAATTCAATGTTGGTCATCACGGAGCGATACCGACGTCCCACGAGTATGTGTCTGGGCCATCAACGCCGCTCTTTCGATCAACCACCCATTGTTCGTATTCATCACCCAAGAGAGCTCTGACCATCTGGTCAATCACCCAGTCTTTGTGGTGGCTTCCGTCTGGCTGTGAGGCTATAGCAAGAGCCGCTTCAATTTTCTGTGCGTCGGTCATGATGAAATTTCCATATCATTTTGATGTTTGCGTCTAATTGTAAATGAAAATTGCTCATTTCCTCCGCCAAAGCTGACTTCAACTGCTTTCCCCTGCTCCGGCATCTTGCCATCAAAAGAATATTGGACAAGCGCCTGCCAGAATTCGCTCATTGCGTCTCTGGTTTCCAATGCGACGCTCGAGTTTTTTCCAAAACGGGCAAGAACGATGCGGTTTGACAACGGAGCGACGCCGATGCGTGTTTTTGACAAGCTCATGAAGCCACCTCAGACGAAAAAGCAGACATTGCAAAAACCTGCGCCTCACGAATTGAGTTTGAAAGTCCATAATGTCTAGAGCCATCACCAACGGCCCAACTAAAAAATGGGTCACTATCTTGAAATTTCCAAATCACGCCAAACCTGCTTCCATCGCAAAATATTTCTAGTGAAACTGAGTGATTGTGTTCGCGCTCCGCGCTCCTCAATTCTACTTTCACAGAGAAACCTCCGATTTCTTGACCGGAAGCCAGCGAAGTGCGCGCGGAGACCAATAGAAATACTTACCGTTAGTTTCCTTGACTTTGAAGGTTCGTCCGATTTCGTTTGTATATGTCATTTTAATCTCCTCAGTGGTGTGTAGTTGGTAACTATGTATATAGGCCTATACGCCTACTAAGTCAATTGGCCTACAAAAGAAAAAGGGGCCGAAGCCCCTCTTTTGTTTGTGGTGGTGAATTTCACCCCACCCATAAAAATCGCCGCGTCTTCGGTCCGGACTTCTTGTTATCGTTTTCAGCAACCATGCCGCCCTTCACAAGATCGTCTATGATGTCCTTGCGCTGCCAAGCCTCAATTGCCTTGCATCGATCCAGCAATCGTCCTTCCGTAAGACCCTTCTTGCCGGCGTTGCGTATCAGCCCCTGTATCTTCTTGTAGTTGGCCTCACGCTGGTTGTCAGCCAATCGCTCGCCAACCTCAGCAAGCATAGATGCAGCGCACGTCCAGGCCACAGCAGCGGCCCATTCAAAGACGTCCTCTGTGATGATAGGCACGTCTGGATTGCGGCCTACAGCCACCACGATGGACAGCTTTATGGCGTTCTCGATAATGCGTCGAACAAACGGCTGCGCCTCAGCTGCTACTGCCCTCTCCTTATCTTCTATCGTCTCCTTGACAGAGCGCAGAATGCCTTCGGCATCCGGCGTCCACGGAATAACGTATGGCTTAACCTCCTTGCCGCCTGTTTCGACCACATAGCCAGCCTTGCCGAGGTTTCCGCGCTTTTTGGCGACATCTATGCCCGCGACAGTCGCCATGCGTTCCATGAGCAGATACGGCACATCACGCACGGTTTTTGATGGCTTCACCACGTGCGGCTTTTCACCCTTTATGTGAAACAGGATCAATCGCGGCAGAAGTCCATCCTCAGCACTTGCAGAAGAAAGGGCAGACCAGAATTGCTCCGGCGTGGACGTGCCGTGCACGCACAGTATCGGGTTATAAATCCGCTTTGGTGGCGTGCCGCGATAGGCCGCACCCTCAAAGAAAGTGGAGCTGGCCGAGTAGTAGTCGCGCAAGTCCGTGGATATCGCCCGTTGGTGTCCTCCAGCCTTTCGATCTGTAATATCCCTGACAAACCCGCCGAACTCGTCGATCATGCAGTTCACCGAGCTATTCTGCTCAAGCACTTCGCGAAGGGCAGACGCCGACATGATGCGGGCTGGCCCACTGTACTTCTCGAAAACGCCATGATCCGACATAAGCAAACGCTTGATCTGCGAACGCGCATGTTCCTTGCCGAAACCAGATTCGGCAAGCGCAACGGTGTAGATGTTAGGGCGAGTGTCACGGCTGGTCGTGGAGTATCGCGCGCCACAAAGGCTGGCCACGAACGGCAAAACAGCCGCCATCGCAAGTGCGCGGCACGGCTGTTCTGCTGACGATACAATCCAGTCGATCAGATCCTCGACTAGTCCTCCGGGGTACGTGAGGCTTTCCAGATCGGCGATAGCCTCAAGCTTGTATTCTGGCGGCTCGTCATCTTCTGGGGCGGGTATCTGTTCAGTTGCGCACGGTTCGGTAGTTATGGCTATTCTCTCTGCGTCCTTGCGTAGCTTGTTTGCCACCATCTGATCAGCAGGTAGCTCTGGTGTATCATCGCGATATGATGTTCGTTCCGGAATAACACGCGGGTTCAATATGCCAGCCTGCAACCCGTTATCGATTGTCTTGCAGCATTGCGTCCAGTCTCTACCCCACCCACGAGCTACGTCCTGCAACAATGCGCGTGCTTCGCTCTCACTCAGTGCTCCAGCGCCCACCACCGTTCCGAGTGAATAGGACGCCTGATTGAGCCTGTTATTGCGCCCTGCCCCCATCGGTACGGATGCAGTTTCTTCCAGTTCAGCGCGAATGAGTGCTTCCACGTAGGCGTCGTTACTGCCTGGCGCATACGAGTAGTCGCTGGGGGCTGAATGCACCACAGACGGCAAGACGAGATTCAGTAGCCACTCAGGGGCCTCAGCAAGAGGCGGCAACCCTTCGCCCTCATAGTCTATCCAGACATACTCTCGACCGTCTGCTGTGCGGCTTCCTGGGGCTATGACGTATCCGCCAGAACCACGCACGTCGAGACCTGCTCCGAGACCACCACGGTTTCGAACACTTGGTACGTGTTTGAAATAATAGTGGGTGCCGCCTCCTGCGGTCTTCGCGCGAGCTGTATCAGGTAACGAACCGTGCAGTTCCTCAAGTGCGGCCAGCGTCTCATAGCCGTTGATGACGTTGCCGTTCTCGTCCTTATGGACGTCAACATCGAGCACCCACGCACCCAACTGCTCACCAGTCGGAATACCAACCATGGCGCCGGGGTAACTATCCCACATGCGCGCGACGAGCGATCCATTGGTTCTAGCGCCCTTGAATCCATTGGAAAGCAGCGGCGTCTTGGCTTTAAGGACTGTAAACTCACCTGTTTCGGGGTCGTAGTGGTCCGTAACCTCATCGGCCGCGCGGCAAGGAAATACCGGCACGCCGTGATGCACGTACGATAGAGCAAGGTCTTTAGGTGTGGTCATGCTGATTTCCTTAAATTATGCGAAATAACGTTTGACAACTAGGGCCATTGGTCCTAATGGTAGATCACCAACACCACAGAGGAGACCACCATGAACCCCGAAATCGCCAACCTTATTGCCGCCCGCCTCACTGCTCCGAAGAAGTTCGAAGTCGTCACTCTTTTCGCCGACGGCACGAGCCGCAGCCACAAAACTGAAAAACGCGGTCAGGCCGAGAACTATGCTGTTGGAGAGAAGCGAAAGGTCGGTCGCTCGTTGATTAATCGCGAGACTGGTGCGACTGTTGAAGTCATCGACGTTTACGTTGCTGCGTTGTAAGGAGCGAAGATAATGATCATTCTTACTGGCCCACGAAAAGAACGAAGCAACGCCGACGCTCGGATTGGCATCCCCATGACTGCGCCAGAAGTGCGATGGTTCATCGACCAACTTGAGGCGAAGAACCCTAACAAGAATGCTAGAAAGCGCATGGCTGAACTCGCTCTTGATCAACCTAACATCACCGAAGATGGGAAGGACGTTTACCGCGAGTATCTGTCCCTCATGAAATGAATCCAGACGATCTAGAGCGTCGTGCCGAGGCTCTATTTGGCAAGAACTGGCAAACCGCGTTCGCGCGTCACTCAGGTGTCGACGCGAGAACTGTTCGCCGGTGGAAGGCGGGAGACCGTGAAATCCCATCATGGGTGAACGCTCTGCTTCACGCATGGGAGACTTTGATGTCTGCTGGGCTGGACTGGTGATTGTCATTGGCTGGCATGAACTGCTGGATTCGCTTGCCGAGCCACACGAACTTTGGCACAGCCCAGCTGTTACCAAGTGCCTTGTAGCGTGGGCCGTCTGGACTGTTTGGCTTGCCGCGCCATGGGATGTCGGTGTAGTCTGGCGACCACCATCGGCCAGCGTCATCTTGCCATGCGCCCTTGTCGGTGGGTGAGCAAAGCCATTGAAAACCCTGGAGGCGTTCGCACTCGCGTGGTGTTAGACGGCGGACGGCGGAGCCGGTAAGGGCGGCAGGGTAGCCCTGCCCCGGCTTGCCACCGCCTACCCCAAGTGTTCCCGCCGTATCGCTAAGTGAGACTTCTGAGCGCTGATTTTCATGGAACGCCAACACATGCGGCTTATCACCGCCCCCCTGGCTTGCGCGTAGGGCAGTAGCGATCTCGCCACCTAGTTCTGCAGTTGCTCCGCCATTGCGTCCGCGGATGGCGACTGATTGGGCTACAATCGGCGTCCCGCGCCCCGTGCCGTCTTCGCTGGCGTCCGCACCTTCCGCCTTGAGCGTGTGTGCTATGTCGCCAGTAACACAAACCGCCTGAACTTCAGCACGGGCCTCAAGCGTATATGCAACACCCTCCTGAACGCCGACGCCATCTGGCCCGCTGTTTGGATTTGTGCGCAGCGCGCCTGCCTGTATGGCGTGAGCAACCATTGTCGTAGTCTCGTAGTCCTGCGACGAACCTTCACGCGTTGCGACGCAACGCGCTATTTCGGGTGCATAACAAGCAACAACAGGATCCTGTCCACGTGTATCTCCTGTGCGCTCTACTCCCCGGCCACTCGCGACAAGGCTTGGCGCAACATCGGCGGCAGCTCCTTTCCCCGCTTCTCGGCTCGGCGGAGTATTCCCGAACAAGCCTTTGCGCTCAAAAAGAACCGCTGCGGGATCTGCCCCGTCTCCAAAATCTGCGACAACGATAACACGACGGCGTCGTTGGGCGAGGCCGAAATATTGTGCATCGAGAACGCGCCACGCGGCCCGTCCGAGTGGACCGGCAACCATACCTGCGTTTGGCCAAGACTTCCCGTCTGGCGTACGCAAGGGATCATCTGCTCCGACAAGCCCTGCCAGGAAACATCCGAATGCGTTCTTTTTGTCGTTGAGCCATCCGGGGACGTTTTCGACAATGGCATTTCTAGGCTTAATTGCATGAAGAGCCCTCATGTAGACGATTGATAGATTGCCGCGCTCACCATCGAGACCGGCACGTAAACCTGCGATGCTGAAGTCCTGGCACGGAGGGCCGCCGCAAACGATGTCCACCTTGCCGCGATATTGCGCCCAATCATGTTTACTCATGTCACCAACGTTTGGCACATCAGGGTAATGATGCGCCAAAACAGCAGACGGGAATTTCTCAATTTCGGCAAAGCAGAGTGCCTTCCAGCCGAGCGGACCAAACGCAACAGATGCCGCCTCGATCCCGCTGAACATGCTGATGAAAGTGATTGGCCTGCCGTTGTCATTTGCGTGTTTCATGCACCTTCCTCCAAATCTCCACGCACGACGATCGACGTCTTCGTGCGGTATGCGTAAAAGGTTGGTCGCCCCTTGGCGGAATACACAACACCCGCCATGAAGCCTTTGCGATCTGGCCAATCGGCCTCAAACTGCGCGGCGACGGACAGGGCGAATCCCCAATGCTCCGGCTTGGTTTTGGTGATCTTCAGGTCCATCAAAACGGCACCTCCGATAAAGCCGCCCTCAGCCCCCTAGCCGCCCCCTCCCACGCAGCCTTGACCATCATCCGCTGCATGAGCTCATCGAAGTGTGCGAGGTCAGTCACGCCATGCTCGGCGATGTATTCGCCGACGGCATCAACGCCGGCGTCCAAAGCGCGCAGCTCGTAGTCGTCGAGGCGATCGATCTTCTTGTAATTGTCGATGCCCACGGCGCACCTCCGGCAGATGTAGTGAGGGTCATGTTTTGGATTAGGGTTCACGCCAATACCGAAGGCGTGCATGCCGCAGACAAAGCAGGTGGTGGGGTTATGGTCGGCGTCGACCGTCGGCGTGTGCTGGCGCGGGCTTGTTGGGAGTTTGGTCATGCTGCCACCTCAAACAAGTCCGCTTGCACCGGCGCCACGTTGTCGTTAGCCGCCTCAACGACATGCACCTGCACCCCTTCAGGCCGTTCAAACTCCACGCACACAATCTCGCACATAGGCGAAACACCCTTCCAATCGTTGATGTAGAAAGCGGTATCGATCCCGCAGCCAGCCTCGAAATGAATCCCTGTTAGCTCTTGAAATTTCACCGCCTTGCCGTCCTTCTGTCGCTCGTAGCAAGGCTTGCCGCTGTAATTGAAGCCAGCCGACATCTGCGGCACGATGAATGCACCCGAGTCCGCCAAGTGTGAAGCGATGTCGATGACGTGGAATTCGAACTCCGCGCCGGTGTATCGAGGAGCTCCGCCGTCGCGTTTGATCTTGCCGAAAGGTGGGTTGCTAATCGCAACATCGAAGCGACCCAGCCCCATGCCCAGGACGTCCATTACGTCGGCGAGTATCCATTCCGCCTCAGGCAGGATTTTCTGACCAACGGCGAGATAATCCGGATTGCGTTCCACGCAGGTGATGCGGGCCTTGTGGTGGCTTCGGTGCCAGCACGCGTAGGACAGCATGCCGATGCCAGCGCACAGATCGATGATCCGCCCGCCGTATCCGCCCTGCCCGATGGCATCGATGGTGAAATCGAACGCCATATCGTACGGTGTGAAAAACGCGCCAGCAGCGCCGTTGACGTGGTTCGCGCCCTCGTTCCAGTTCTTGAGGACGAAGTCCTTGTCGTCTTCAGTCAGCACTGGTTTGGCCAGCAGATCGCAGGCTTGCGCGTGGGCCTTAGCTTGAGCTTTGGTGAGCTTGGCCATTACGCTGCCTCCGCCACATCAAACTTCCCGACCTGATTCCCCCAAGCCGACCAACCCGGCCACGCCTGTCTCGCGAACAACTCGAGGTATGGACCGGCGACCAAGGATTGAATGCGCCCGTACTGCTCATCTGGCTTGCGGGAATGCTCACGGCGCGGCGCACGAATGACCGATCTAACTCCGCGGCTTAGACGACGCGGCCTGCCACGCTTGAAGAGATGGCAAACCTCAACCTCCTGCCGGGTCCAGTATCCCATGCCCATACGACCCTTGTCCCAGATGAAGGCCAGCGAGACGGGCTTGAAGCCCCACGCTGCGGCGACGTCGAAAGCCTCGCGTTGAAGGTGGCTGACTGTCCACATGAAAAGCAGGCAATCCTTTGCTGCGACGTCTGAAACGGGCAGCGCCGCGATATCGGCAAGCGACATAACGGCATAGGGCTGCTCACCGCGAGCGGGCGCAACATTGTCGTTGGCGTAGGTTCTAAAGGACCACGGAGGGTCCGCCAGTATAGCGCCGAAGCGCCCCTCTGGAAGCGAGTTCATATTGTCTCCTCAGACTGTGGTGTTCCCGCCGAAGCGGAAGCCGCGTTGGTGTCGCGGTGGGTGGTGTGGTTAGGTTGCCGCAGGCCTTATTAGCGCTGACGCCGCATTGCGAAGTCCTGCCGCACTAGCGCCGTGGTGAATGGCAGCAACGGCTGCCTTCGCTCGGGTCGGCGCATCAATGCGAGGTGCATCGTTCGCAATGTCCCGGCAAGCCTTCTCCTGCTTGTCATGCCACTGCGCGGCCAACTCGTAGCCACGGGCTTTGTCTTGTCGTTCCTTTGCCGCTGCCGCGATGATGCGCGCAGCCTGAACAGCTGCGCTACCGTGGGCGATCATGTATTTGGTGGCGGTCATCCTGGACGCCGCGAATACCAAACCGTCTCATCGGGACAAACGATTGAATAGGAGTGCTGGCAAAGGCGCTCCATCAACCGGCGCGCAAGTTCACCAGCCTTATCCTTGATGCCGTAGATGTCGGCAGGAAACCTTGGATAGTTGATGAAGCCGATGCGCACCCCTGCCTCCTCCCCTCCGGTGTAGATGTAGTCAACCGGCTCCACTGTGACGCAGGCTCCAACCTCCATGCAGTATTCTCGGCAAATCTGCTTTGCCTGCTGGATGTCTCCCGCAATGAAGATGTCAATACGGATTGTCGGCGCAGATTTCATGGTAGTTTCAGTCATGCTGCTTCCTCGTAATCAATTGCGCAGCCGCAGCCACTCGATCCTTGTTCGTATTCGAAGATGAGCTGAGGCTTCGCCATAATCCGGTCAGCGAACTCGTCAAGCGAGAGCGGTTTTTTGATGTTGTCGTTCGCACGGTCGGTCAGCATCGTTACCGGCTTACCAATGTATACGGCCAGTTTTCTCTCCATCATTGCGTCATATGCGTACCGTTCCGGATCGGCATAGAAGCGGTTCTGGTAATGCGCGTGGCCGGCCTTTATGCAGAACCCGCCGCAATTGTTGTGAATGTAGTTCTTACGATACAGCCGAGGCCGCTCTATGCCTGCGGCCGCTAGATAGCCGAACGCGCCTACTTCGCCTTCGAACGTTCCAATCAGTGGAGCTTCGTAACTCCATACTTCCGCCGCCATTCGTTCGGCCAGCCGGTGGTACCGATGCGCCTCATGCGGGCCAATACCGATGCAAAAGACGTCAGTTTCTGCCGTGGCATTTTCCCGCCGCCATTTATCCAGAACCTCTCGCTTCAGGCTCTTGGAGCATGGGTCTATGCGGCTGTTGCCCAAGAATTTCCGATCGCGGAACACTTCCCAAGGATCGCGCCCCTCGACCAGCCATGTCAGCTCGGGGATCACTTCAGCTACGTCGGCGCGAAGGTTTGAGAGAAAACTACGCCAATCACGATTCCCCGCGTATGTGGCAATATCGAAATCTCCTGAGACACGATAGTCAGGAAAGTCGGAAGCGCGCGGAAGGACATTCGACACATCGCGCCCAACGAGGTGTGCTATGCCTTCGATTAGAAACCGGTAGCAGTCGGCGTCTTCGTAGAGCGTGTCTGCAAATAGGAACCTGTGGTTCTCGCGTGGGTGCGCGGCCATATCAACCTTGGCGGCCAGCCAAGAGCCTGCGCCACCACTTACTGAATGATATCTAGTCATGCGACGCGCACCGACAGCTGCTCACCCGCCTCACCCATCTTCGCGCCCGGCACGTCTGCGCCAGCCTTGAGAAGCTCGGCAATTGCCTTCTTGTCCGGCGCGGTCGTTATTTTCACGACGCTGGAGGGCAACAACGCCTCGTCGACAATCTCAACCGAAGCAGCCTTCTTGCCGATAGAGATCGTCGCCTCAGCCAGCGGCACACGCGGTACGCCAGCGGCCTTCAGCAGCTTGAACATCAGGCTTCGCATGGCTTCCTTGCGGCGCTCGGCGCGAGACTTTCGCGCTTGCAGGTCGGAGATGCGGCCCGCCACGGCCTTTGCCAGGCTGTCTGCGTCGCGCTCGCCGTTAACGAGGCGCGTCAGGACGGCGTGGAAGTTTGTCTCGCCTTCCAGCATGTCGGCGCGTAGCTCTTCGTCGGCCTCGAGCTCGGGATAAGCGGCCAGCATGTCGGCGAAAAGCGCTTCAAGGTTGGCGACGTCGGCGGCCAAAAAGTTGTCGTTGGCGGATCTTCTCTCGCTCATGTGTGTCTCCTCAATGTGGTGACGCCATTGGCGTGGCGTGGATTTAAACGCTAAACCGTTTTTACAAATTTGTCAAGATCAGAAGGGCACGTCGTCGTCCATCAACACCCGCCAATCTTCGTCTTGTGGAGCATTGTCATTCGCTGGTGACACGCGATTATCGTTGGCAGCAACTCGCTCGCCCACCTTGAAATCCACGACGTTCCAGTACTTCTTGTTCGGCACGACCGATATCTCTGCTGTCGGCTGCAGTTCGGACTGACGCTTCAGAAACTCAAGCGGTGTCGAAGGGAACGGCGTTTTTCCGCCGTGCGCACGCCACCACTTATCAGCCTTGGTTTTGGGAAATCCCTTATGGCCTGGGCAGATCCACTCATTGATCGAGGTGTAGCCGACGACGTAAACGCACTTGATGCTGTCCGGCTTGCCGTCCTTGCCTGGATGAATCTGGAATGTGCGGTCCGTCACAGTGCGCCAGTCTTCCTCGGCAACAGTAGCAAGGATGGCAACATCTGTTGGTCGGGCAGTGAACTTCGGTTTCTCTTCAAATACAAATTCAGTGCCGCAGTTCGGGCATACACGCGCGCCAGCGGCAACAATCTCATCGCACTGCATACACATCTTGATCGGAGCTTCGCCCTGCCCGCTTCCCGGCTTCTTTGGGGTGACGCAATCGACTGGCCCATGACGCTCGATATTACCTGCAAAATTCATGTAGCGGGTGTTTGGCTTCGGTCCTGCAGCGATAGCTGCGTGACGTTCCTCCTTCGTATCCAAAGGCATGCCACGAGCATAGATAACGCGAGTGCCTCTGCCGGCACGCTGGACATAACGGTTGGTTGATTCAGTCGGCGCCATGTCCACGATGAGGTCGATGCACGGAATGTTCGTGCCAGTGGAAAGGACGTTATCATTTGTGCATCCCCAAAGCTTGCCGGACTTTAGATCGGAGATGATTTGGCGGCGCTCACCTTTCGGTGTCTTGCCGCTCAGCACTTCGCAGGTCAGACCGTTCGCGCGAAACTCATCACGAACATGGGTCGCATGCTCGATACCATTACAGAAGATGACTGCTGTTTTCCTGTCCTCGGCGCGAACAGCAACCATCACCTCAGCCACGGCCGCCTTGGTCAGCTCTTCTTTATCCGTTGCCTTTGCCAAATCAGACTTCTTGAAGTCGCCGCCAAGGCGGTGGACGCCTGTCATGTCGTAGCGCGTCTCTACAGGTTTGCTGGTCAGGCGGGTGAGGTACCCATCGTCGATGCCTTGCGCGATCGTGTAGGTGTACACGACACGATCAAACAGCCGATCGTCACCCTCATCCAGGCGGCCGGAATCGAGGCGGTACGGCGTCGCCGTAAAGCCAACGATCTTCATGTCTGGATTTATCTGCATAAGCGCTGCTATCAGCTTGCGGTACATCGTGTTCCCGTCATTAGGCACGAGATGCACCTCATCAATCTCGAGCACGTCAACGTGGCCGATTTCCTGCGCCTTGTTCCAGACAGTCTGTAACTGAGCGAACAACACCTGCGCTCTGGCGTCTCGACGATTGAGGCTAGCCGCATAGATGCCAGCCGGAGCAAAGGGGCAAAGGCCTATGAACTCTTTAAAGTTGCTCTCGATCAACTCCTCCACATGCGTCACCGACATGATGCGAAGATCATTCCAGCCTTCGAGCAGGCGCTGATTGAGCATCGCCATCGTGCCTGACTTGCCGGTTCCCGTCGCCATATCAACGAGCGGGTGTCCGGCCTCTTCCTGCCAGTAGTCGAAAATCGCGTCGACAGCCTCAACTTGGTAATAGCGGGGGACGAATGCCATCAAACCGCCTCCCCCAACAGCCCACGCACACGCTCGCGCTCTTTTTCGACGAGCTGGCGCACTCGCTCGCGGCTGAGACCGTGTTGACGGGCGATCTCCTCCAAAGTGTCACCCATGGCGAGCCGCATGGTCATGGCACCGGCTCGGCCCGACAGCAAGCTGACGACCTGCCCTGCGTGCGCCACGTCCACCTGGTTTGCGCTGGTCTCGGCATTTTCGTAAGCCTGCCCTGCTACAACCATTAACACGCGCTTTTTTGCGCGTGAGTTTTTGACAATCCCGCGCATCTGCCAGTAGATCCAGTTCCACATTTTATCCATATCGCCGTGGAAGTTGGTCCAGTGCTCAAGGCAATACGCGATGGTGTCGGTTACAAGGTCAGCAGCGTCTGAGCCTCTGTATCCTAGTTTGCTGGCGAGTCTCCGCATGCCAGGTTGATAAGCGAGCAAGGCGCTATCGAATGCTGGTGGTCGATTATCATTCACGGCGTGCATGATGGTCTCCTCAAGTGGTTGGTCAGGCGTTGGTGGCGCCATCGACATAGATTGTACCGTCAGCTCGGCGATAAGTGATCGTCTCGTCCTCCTCCGAACAGTCGACCTGCTCGTATCCGACAAGGATGGCCGGGATATTCAAATGAGCAGGACAACTCTCCTTCTGCTCATCAAATGAGATCGGTTTTGCCCATCGAGCGCAGCTCCAATGACCACTGCCACCCATTTCAGGGGTGCTGTGAAGGCAAGTGCGACAACTGACGCGTGGCCACTCCTCGCCCCAGCATACGGCCGCCTGCCGGCAGAACATGCCGCGGAAGTCGTCACGCTTGGTGCAAAGACGCGTTGGCGGCTCATCCGATGTGATAATGCGCTCAAGCCGAGCTAGCAGACGAAGGCAATACTCTGCATCGTATTCGATCCGCTCCGAATAGCGCTCATCCGTGTTCTTGTTCACTACGAGATAAAGGCCGCGCGACAGGCAGAAGTGGTGCATTCCAAGCTGAACCTGGGCATAGTGAAGCGGCTTGCTTGTTTTGCAGCCCTTGGCCACAACCTCCTTGAACGCTTTATCATTCGAGCTTTTGAACTCGCACAAGTGCTCGGTCTTTGGAGCTTCAGGAACGCCCACAGCGCGACCGTCTATCTTGCCTCGGACATGGCCAGATACGAGCCGAATGCGGTCCTGCTGGCCCGTGACTTCGCAGCCAATCCGCTCAAGGTCAGCTATCAGCCGTTCTTCCCACATGTCGCCAGTGCGAAAGATGCTGATCTTCTTTCCGTCGACCGCCTCTGGGGCCGAGCACCAGCGGAAGATAAACCACAAGGCGCGGTCGCACTCCGTCGCAGCCACGCCGACGCTGATGCCAAGGCTGTCATAGTGTTCGTTGGTGGCTTCGTATGCGGCGTATATGGCGGCGACTGTGGATGATGTGGGTTTGGGTAGTGGGGCCAAGGCTACGGCACCTCTTTGTTTACTAGGTCTTCGGCCTTAGCATCCCGCCAATTTGTCGTTTCGCCTTCGTCGTAGTACCCGCTGCCATTCAGGTCATGGCAGTAGTAGCGAATGAACTCGACTTGAAGGATCAACTTGCCGCGCCAGTTTGTGCGGAATCTGGTACGTCCGGTAGGCTTCATACATCCATCTCCTTCGTAAACAGGCAGCGCGCTGGCTTGTCGGGATCCTGCGTGAAGGCCATGCACCAAGGCATGCCATCACGGCGCACCCACTCATCTGGCTGGCCGCCCCATAAGGCTTGAGCTCGAATTACACAGACGCCGGGGACGTCGTTGCCAAACTCGTCTTCCCAGTTTTCGCCTTCATCACTGCGGCAGTGGCGGCACCAGCTGCGCTCGAAATCTGCGCCTTCGGTGGAGTTGGCGGGCCTCCATAGCCCGCCGTTCTGGTTCTCGGTGCTCATCAGACGCGCATAGGCATGCAAACGAGCGTCAGCCCCTCGAAGCCGTCGGACGTGATCAGCCCCGGCGTGCCACCATCCTGCAAGGCCAACTTGACCGGCCCAGACGGCAACACGTTGAGCACGTCGCGGACGTACGCGGCGTTGAAACCGATATCCATCGGCTCGCCGCTGTATTCCGCCTCCACTTCGTCGTTTGCCGACGCCTCGCCAGCCGCAACAGCAAGCGCGATGCTGCCTGGTGAGATGCTGAACTTCACGGCACGGCCACGCTCAGACGACACCGTCGAAACCCGGTCAGACGCTTTCATCAGCGCGTCACGATCAACGGTGATGACACGTTCGTTGCTCGTAGGAATGACGCGCTCGTAGTCAGGGAATGTGCCGTCGATCAGCTTCGACGTGATGCGCACGTCGTCCGACACGATGCGGATTTTCTGCTGGCTGACAGCCACCTGCACTTTGCCCTTCGGAATCAGGCCGACGGTCTTGCGCGGGACGATAATGCCATCGAAGGCTGGCAGCTCTGGACCGTAGTGGCGGCCGAGACGATGGCCGTCGGTGGCTACTGCTTCCGACTTGACGCCGCCCTTGAAGAACACGCCGTTCAGATAATAGCGGGTTTCTTCGGTCGAAATGGCGAACGACACTGGCGCGAACAGTCCTGCCAGATCGATCTCGAATTCAGCGTCGAACTTGTCATCGCCGAGCGTTGGGAAGTCATCTGCTGACAGCGTGGCAAGAGAAAAGCGCGACCGTCCGGACTTCACCAGAAGCTTGTCACCATCCAGTGTCATGGTGATGTCGCCGGTTGCCTTGCGCGCGATGTCGTTGAGCAGCTTGGCGCTAACGCAGATGTTGCTGGGCTTGGCGACCTCAGCGGGCACGCCTGCGGTGGCGCTGATATCGAGGTCGGTCGCGGTGATCGCGAGCCCGTCGCCGGCAGCCGCAAGCTGAACGCTCGATAGGATTGGAATGGTGGATCTTGCCTCGACGACCTTCGTCGTGGCCGCAAGCGCACGCGTCAGGTCTTCCTTGTGGATGACAAGGTGCATGGGTGTCTCCTCAGTGGTGTGTGGTGGTGCCTGCCGTAGTGAGCGGCAGGCTGGTGGTGTTAGGCAGCGAAAGAGAACGGCGACGGCTTTTTCGGCGGTTCGTAGCCGACCGGATAGCCGCAGCCATCCTCGCCCTCATCGTACCGACTCTCGTCGAACTGCTCGCCCTTCAGCTCAGCAATCTTCTTGAACAGACCAATTGCGCTTCCCGGCTGGTCCTCGTTGTCGTTTGCGACCCACGAATCCTTTCCTTCTTCGTCGACCGTCAAAGCGGAGATTGCGGCATCGATCGAGTAAGGTGTGCCTTCCGTGCCGAGAACTACCTTCTCGCCGTACGCGCCGCCGATCTGGTCCTTCAGTTCTTCCCATGTGTCGATCTTCACCTTGCGGCCAGCCAACACAATCTTGAGAATGTCGCCCTTGCCGATCGTATATCCGCGATCTTGATACTTGAGGACGCGTGTCGCCGATGCCAGCGGATAGCGAGTGCCAGGGTGGAAGCGGAGGAACCGCTGGGAGTTGTGTTTCAGGAAGTCGTTGTGGAATGAGAATTCATCGGTGTCGAAATCCAGCGCGCCCATCACGACTGTGAAGTCGAATGCATCGAAAATATCCTGCGCCGTCGGGAAGAAATCGAAGTGCATGAACTGGATCGGCGTGCCGCCGTTATCTGCGAAAGTCACGGCGCGCTTTGTCGTGGAGACGCACCAGAAACCATTCTCGTAAGCGTCCGCGACAGCATACTCGAAGGCCTCACGGCTCTTGAAGTAGACATCGACGTCATTGATGTCTCGATTGGTGAAGACGCTCGTCACCGCTCCGCCTGCCGCGAATGCGTCGGGGATCGGGTAGCATTTCTCCGTGATCTTTCTGGCTTCCGCCTTGTAGTTCGTCATGCAAATCTCCTCTTGTGGTGAATTAGCGGGCCGCTGGTAACGGCCCGCAGTGGTTTGGGTTAGCCGCCAAGCTTTAGTGCGACATAGTAGGCAACCAAGAGGACGAATCCCCATACAGTGCCCACCAGTGCAAAAGCATCAGGCCAGCCCATTACTTGCTTCCCCAAGGCTTGCGACCAGCGCCCCCCGCAGCCGCCTGCGGACGGTTCGCAGAAGTGGCCGCTGGCTTGTTGTCATTCGCGGCAGGACGGTCTTCGTTGCGCTTCTTGCCCTGTGTTCCATCGCCGATAACACCAAGCTCCGGAATTGGCTCCTTGGCATTGGCGTCGTTGTAGAAGAACCGTTCGATCTGGTTCTTGTCCTTGTAGAAGCCGCCGGCGGGATTGGCATTGCCGATTTGAATTCCGACCTCAGCAACGAACGTCTTGAACAGCAGATCGTCGGTGTCTGTATCTGCGGTGATTTCTTCACCAACGGCACGACCGAATCTGTCGAACATGGGCTTGCCGTACTTGTAGGCGCCGAGCTGGTAGCCATCCGGATGGACGATCGTCCAGTGAGCCCAGAACTTGCGACCCTTGAATTCCTCAGGCTCGACAACCTCGAAAGTGATTTCAGCCTGGTAGCCGCGATCATCCTTTGTCTTCGGCAGCTCGATGGATTCGGCCTGCAGCAAGGCATACATGTGCGGGAGGACGCTGCCACCGCCGCCCTGTTTCTCTGTGTTCTCGAACTCGGCTTCGTAGTTATTGCCAATCTTGGCCATGCGTAGTCTCCTGTGGTGTGATGGTGTGGTTAGAGGAGGTAGTAGCGAAAAGGCCCGCTACCGAATTGCGTCGCCGCCTGGTCGCGCCAGACGTGTGTGAGCCAGACCCAGATCAGATGGCCGGAGCGAGTGCGCGCCTTGACGGGGTGCCACGCGAACCACGATTCGCCGCGGAACATGGTCATGGCCGTAGCGCCTCACGAACTGTGGCACATGCGCCTGATAGGATGGCCAGCGTGAACGCAGCACCCCGCATATCAGCCTCGCCGGCCCCCATGCAGATGGCGAGGATTGCAGAGGTAACAGCGAGGCCGGTGAATACCTCCCTCATCACGCCTCCTCTTCTTCCTGCTCATCAACAACAGCAGCTGTTACGACATCAGGCTGTGGAGGGAAGTACGCGTTCAGCGCCGCAAAGCCCTGACCTTGCTTGTATTCGAGTACAGCTTTCGGGATCTGATACCGATTGCCAGCGATGAAGCCGGGTCGCTCCTGCACGGCGATATTGACCTCGCCGCCACCCTGACCGCGCTTTGCAGTTTTCTTGAAGCCCAGATCTTCCTTGGCGATCGACACTCGCTGATGAAGGAAGCCGATTAGATCGGAAGCGTCACAGATTGCGCTGCCTGAATCGTCACGAAGATTGAGCATGTAGCGCGGGTAGCTGTCTGTGGTGACGCCGGGAACGGTCTTCGCTTTGACGTGCGAAATCAGAACCACATAGTAGCAGGCCTTTTTGAGCTTCAGGATGAGCTTGATGAACTCAAGCCAGATGGCGTGGGCTGCTGCGTAACCCTTTCCGAATCCTGGCTCCTCGATGTCGGCCCATCCATTGCGGACGCAGGCCTCTGCATTGATGAAGACCTCCATACCGTCCAGTGCGTCGAGCACGAATGTTCGGCGGTCGTGCTCGGCTTCAAGCATGAAGCTAATCTGGTCGACAACATCTTCGTAGCTTTCGGAAACGCCGAACGATTTCATTGGCACGCCGGCGCTCTGTCTCTCGCCCTCGCCGGTGCGGCAGTAGTAGGGCGCCGGCCATTCAGACGCCAGTGTTGTCTTACCGAGCTTCGCGCCGCCGTAAATCGTGGTGATCGGCGGATCGGTATCTGAAGTGTCTTTCAGTTCATCCCATTTTATAGCCATAAGGCCTCCTCAGTGTGGTGCGGTGAGAATGATGGCGGCGATGTAGCCAGCGGCTGCGATGACGATCAGCCACTGCCAGTTCCTGATCAGCGCGCGAAGAGACGGCATTTCAGCCACCAGAGCGCACCGCCGACAGCTACTGCCGCGAGAACCAACGGCGACACCAGGATGACGCCGATCGTCGCTGCTGCGCTTGCTCCGGCCAAAGCGGCACGCTTTAGGCCACGACGAACGTACTTGCGCGGCGTCGGTGTGACCGGAACGTGGTCGAGCGGTGGTGCGATGAGGGATTCGGTGTACTTGGGGTAGGTCACGGCAGAAGTCCCAAGACGTACAAGGCGCCGACAGACGGAAGGATTGCCAGCCAAGCGGCGAAAAACAGCGCCGCCGCGAATGCCTGAAAACCTTCGATGAAGCTCAGCCAGAAGGCTGGCCAGTTGATTTCTGGTTTCATGATGAAGCTCCCGAATCGTCGGAGACCCGCCAGTATACGGCCATGACAAGCAGATAGGTTGCGTGACCAACCTCTCCTGAGATGAGGGCGAAGATGCTAAGCAAAATGCTTATGATCGCCATGATGAGTGGGAATTTTCTCAATTCTGTCTCCTCGTTGTGGTGAAGCGCGGCTGGTTGGTAGCCAGCCGATTTGGTGGTTAGGCTGCGAAAGCCTCGACAGCCCGCTTTGCTGACACGCGGTCAAGGCCAGCAACAGCCTGAAGCTCCCTGATCGCGTCGACCTTGAGTCCCAGCGCAGCCATACTCTGCCACTTGTGCTCGTAAACGCGCTCCTCCCTATGCGTCGCCGTCAGCGTGAACACGCCGAACTGCTGGCCCTTGTGCTTCGCAGCAAGGCGGCCAGCCTCCTTGTGGGCGGCAACTTCGGAAGTGTGGACGTGCGGCGTCGACGATGGCTTGGGCTGGCCGTTTTCGATGAGGGCGACGATGGCGGTGGTGGGTGTGGGTGGAGTGATGATGCTGTAATTATCAATCCACATCGTGTGGGCGCTTTTGTCATCCTTTATCAGGTAGGTCTGCGTAGGACTGCTAGTGTCTAATGCGGTGATTACCCCAGTGACATTTCCCCAAGCCGGGGCATAACCGGAAATGCGATCACCAACCTTGAATTTCGGCTGCGCGTTGTCGTTGCTGGGCTTCGCCACGGGCTCGTCGATCCATTCGGCGATGATTTCACGGTCTTTCTGAACGCAATCACCTGAACGACCCCGATAGCAGCATTCACCAGAGGCGTTGTAATGCCAGTCTTCGTGGGACAGATATCCTTCGCGCCGCTCCATCGGCCCGACCTTCCGGCCATCGCGCGTCTTATAGAACTTACCGGCCTCGATCTTGAGGGTGGCGGGCTGTTCTGGAGTGGTGGCCGTAGTGATGGGCTCGATATGCTCGATGTTGACGTGGCCAACAGCGTCACCGGTTTTCACGCAGAACCTGTATCCCTCCGAGTTGAGGGATTTAATGACGCCGTCCTTGTATTCCTTCGCGGGACCGAAGAACCAGAAGCTTGGCACATTGTCGGTAAATCGCACCCGTTCGCCGATGCGCGGCTGCCAGGGTTCGAAGCGCTTGGCAAGCATTCCGGGCTTTTTATTCGAAAAGACTAGATCGTCGCGCACGGTGCTGACCTGGCACACATCGCCGACCTTGTAGTCCAGTGGAGCGCCGCGATTGTCCTTCACGCGAACCCAGCCACCAACCTTGTATCTCTGCTCAACCATCACGCTGCTCCTTCCGTGGTTGTCTCGGCGGTCATCGTGCGCCGTTGTGTGAAGTCCACCTTGACGACGTTTGTGTCGTCATCCTCTTTCGCCGGCGGCTCGCCGTCCGGATCGTGCTCGATCTCGAAGCCGTGCCACCAGATCGTCGAGGCACCGTCGGCAAGGCGCACCTGGTACTCGCTTCCCCAGTTGCGATCGCCGATGACAACGCCAGTGAGATGAGGGTTTTGTCGGTTGCGGACCTGATCGCCGAAATTGAAGAATTCGCAGTCGCACGTCATGCCGCCACCTGCCCACTCGCCACCCCACGCAGCGCGTAGTCGTTGATCGCCTGCCCGGCTGCCAGATCGTCAGCATTGTCGTTTGCGGCGGTAACAACGCGCGGAAGCGAAACCGGCATAAGGCCGGACAGCGTGGAGCAGCCGCCGTTGTGCGGCGCCAAGTGCGTCGTGCGGTCTGAATTGTTGTCATTGGCTGAGATGAAGGCGCGCTGCTTGTGCAGGCCGTATGCGCGCCGCAGCCGCTGGTATGCGGCCATTGGCTTGACGTTGTGTCTGGCGGCAATATCTGCGACGCTCTCACCGTTTTCACGGCGCGCGTGCATATCCGCCAGCATAGTGCTGGTGATAAGCGTCATGTCGTCTCCTCTGCGTGGTGGCCGCCTTGTGGTTGACAAAGCAGCAGGGTTATGAAACTAAACTATTTTTACAAATTTGTCAAGATTTCACCAAGGTGGATGCATGCCTGAAGTTAAGTCGCGCCTCCTGCAGTCGATACTGAAAGAACAGAAGCGGAGAGCCGTAAAGGATCGCGCTGTGTACGAAGAGCTAGGCGTGCCTCAGCAGACCTACAGCACCTGGAAGGCTGGCGTCATTCCAAGACCTAGGCAGTTCCCGGCGATTGCAGCCTTCCTGGGTGTCTCCGAAGATGACGTGGCAGAGATGGCTCGCGAGGCGGCAGAAACCGCTCCTTCCATCACGCCTATTACGGTTGCCCGCACCTACGGCAAGATCTCCGACCGCAAGGCCGGCAAATTCAAATTCGAGCCCATCAACGACGGTCGCAAACGTATCCCAGAAGGGCGGTATGCGGTCATCGTAGACACGAAGGTCATGGAGCCGGTATTTCACGTTGGCGTGAAAGCATGGCTCGATCCGGCCCGCTGGCCGCAGGCAGGCGACGACGTTATTGCGCATTCCGATGGATTCGCCTGGATTGGCCGATTCGAGGGAATGAGCAATGGCACGGTTAAGCTTGGCCGCTACGATGGCCCGCCTGTCGAGGTGAAGAACGTTGAGGCTGTTCATGTCATTGTCCTCTCTGAGCGGGTTGCTGGTTAGGCTGCGTGTTGGCATAACGGGCTGGTGACCAGAAATGCCGCTTGACAATTGCTACAAATTTGTGTAGTCAACAGTCGTCCGCTGTGGTGTCGGATATGGAACGCGTGTCTGACCTCTCGGTCTCCTCGGCGCGTTAGTACGAAGGCCGGGGTGGATACGGGTGGTGCCGATCCTTAAGCCCCGGCTTTTGTGTTTTTAGGAGAGCGGCATAGACCTTCTGGTTTACGCCTCGGCGATGGCCGCCTTCCCGCGTCAGGCCGCAGCCTTCCGCCATTCGATATAGAGATTTTTCAATAATCGTTTTTCGACATAACGGTGAGCGCGTGTCGCGACATGCGCGCGATATGATTCTTTCTCGACGCCCCTTGCGTTGACCTTGCATTCGACCGGCAGGCCAAGCTTCTCAGCTTCGAAGCGTGCGCGCTCCGCGTAAACGCGCTGGTAATAGGTAGCGTCGGAAAGGTCGCTGCCGAAATCGGGGCGCCACAGGCCCATATTGCCGATGATGCCGCCGCGCATGTTCCACGATACTGAACGGCGGGCGCGGTTGTAACCATGATCTACCCAGTCCTGCGCCGTTGCGCCTTCACCAGGGTTGCCCTGCCGCCTTCCGTTAATGACAGCGAGGCCGAGACGCTTCCAAACTGCGGAGACGCTCTTGTATGTGCCGATGTCGCCGCACTCGCCGACAATGGTGGCGAAGGACACATCACCGAAACCGTTCACCGATTTCACAAATTCGTATGCAGGAAGTTGCTTGACCAGCTTCACCATCTGCTTGGCGTAGCCTTCGCACTGCGCGTCGAAGAGCTTTTCAGATTCGATGTAGGAGCTGATAACGCTCGCAACGTCAGACTGAGGCAGGCCCTCTTCGATCTCTGCCATCGCGGCCTTAATGGCGTCATCGACGCGTTTCTGCGCCGCCTTTGTAAGCTTGCGCGGTGCCTTGCCGAATGCGGTCACTCGGTCGGTGGTTTTGTCCTGTTCGAAATCGGCGTCGCGGCACAAAAGGCTGCGCACTTCCGCTTTCATCATAAGGATAACTTTGGTCTTTGCGCGGATCGCTGCCTGTCTGCGGCGGTGCAGGTTGACGATCTGCCCCACGATGTCGGCGACCGGCGCGGGATCGTACGCACCAAGCGGCTGGTGATTGGCGAGCCAAGGGGCTGCGGTGAGTTCTTCGGTGGACGGATTAAATCTGATTTGCATGTTCATGAAGGTCTCCTCGTGGTGTGCGGCGTTTGGTTTGGTGGCCGCTGGTTGGGGGGGCGCAGGCTGGCGCATATACAATGGAATTCGAAAGACCCAAGGCCAGCCTGCAATTGTTGTGGGCGGCGATTCACTCATGGGTTACGCCCAGTTTATGGCCGCCCACTCCTCTTACGATGAAACTCGCGTCTGCTCGAAAATGGACGTGAGTGTGTCGTTGGTGAACACCTCGTCGACACACTTGCCTTCCGGTAGCCTCAAAGCAACGGCGCGATAATACGCGGCCTTGTGCAGCATGTCCTGGGCTTGGGGCTGATAAACAGAAACGGCGTTCTCGATGTCGGCCTTGCGGGCATTCGCCATGCGCACGCCGTTCGGCAGAGTGACTGCCATAAGTTTGAGAGTTGCTGTCGTTTTCATGATCCGCGCACGGTGGGCGGAGCTGACGAGTTGAGGCTCCTTCATGACCAATGGTCGAAGGACGGCAACATTGGCGTCGGGGCAGTCTTGGAAAATCTTCGCGTTGTCGCTGCGGATGCGCTCACCAACGGCAGCTTTTGCGCCAAGCTGGATAAGGTGGTTGCGGAGCGAGGCGTTGCCTTCAGCAAGCTCGACGAGCGCATCAACCGCGCTGGTCTTGTCGTTGTGCCGGTCAACGGCCATCTGAATAAGCGCCTGCGGCGTTGCCGATTTCGCGCCTTTGGCTCGGCTGTGTCTTCTGGATGGCTGCGGGGTGTCGATGTGCATGTTCATGGGTTTCTCCTCGTGTGGTGGTGTAGGTGTTGACTGGGTGGCGTGGGTGGAACGAGTTTCGCGCCGGGGGAGGCCACTGCGTCAATTTGGTATGCAGGGTGTTGGTTGGTATGCAGGGTGTTGGCGATGCATGTTTGGCTTTCGCTGCTGTTCCGGCAAGCACCCTGCAAAAACTTAGACGACGCGGCGTGCAGCCCATGGGTTGCGATGAGAAGTTGGCCACATCGTCTATTGGTGTTTGCAAGTGGTGAGGCGCTCATTCTTTGGTTTGAGAAAGCACAACGGCCATCAACCACCTGCAAATTAGGGTAGTGAGCGCGGCGTTCCATGAGCGGGTTGCAGCGAAACGGTGGCCTACACTCACTATTTCTGCCGTGTCGCTGCAAAGCGCCATCGGCGTATTGGGTGCAAGGTTGGGCGATATTCTTCTGGATTACGCGGGACATTTGGCCCTTCCTTGCAACTTCGCTGACCGGCGACCCATCTACGGTCTAAGTCTTTGCTCCGGCCGATCAGCCCGCCGTAGCGGAATGGTTTTGTGAGTGAGAGGCGAATGATTTTTGGGTTACGCAAGTGGATCGGCCACACACTCACAAATTCTCAGCAAACGGCGCGGCGCATTTCTTATGGGTTACTAACAGCCAAAGGCCTCACCGTTTGCATTCATTCGGGAAGGATGGTGTTGCGTCCATGGTTTTCAATGTCCTGGCGTCCACCCTTCCCTAACTCGTTACCACAGCGCTCCGCAGAGCACTCTGGTAACGGGCCACCTATGGCGGGCCGGTCGAGGCCCACCATCTTCTTCTTGATGTTGGAGCTTCATGCTCCCATCTTCTTCTCGCGGTCATGGCGCTCATGCCGATCAGCGCTTGGGTCGTCGATCGTCTTCTTTCGCAATCCTTAAACATGCGCATTCCCTTTCATGCTGCAGGTTCGTCTTGGGGTCTGTTGCCCTGTCGGCTTCTTGTTTGGCCGCTGTTGATTTTGGTTCTACCGTTTTACCGGTTTAGTGTCAACTCTAAACCGGTTTTATTTTTTGATATTTTTCCGTTATACCGGTGCGCATGGCAAAGTTGAGCGACATCATAAGGTCTAAGCGCAAGGAAATGGGCTTAACGCAGAAGGCGTTCGGCAACCTTTTCGGTGCGCAGCAGACAACCGTCTCCGATTGGGAGAAGGGTAAGATATCTATGATGCGCAACTGGCAGAAGCTTGCCGGGTCTCTTGGTCTGCGCGAATCGGAGTTTCTCGACCTTATGGCTGAGGCGACGACCGAGTCGGAAAAGACCGAGCGCATGATTCCCGCATTGCGCCAAGCAACAGCCCCTGTCATTAATACCGGTAGTATCATTGCCGCTCCTAAACCGCCGTCCGGGGAGCGTGACGTGCCTGTTCTAGGCAGGTCGAAGGGAGGGTCGGACGGTGAGTTTGAGTTTAACGGGCAGATCATGGGCTGGGAATGGAGGCCGCCTCACCTGGCGGGCGTCGCCGAGGCATATGCATCTTATGTAGACGGCGAGAGCATGTATCCGCGTTACAAGCCAGGCGAGACGGTATGGACCAATCCGCCGAAGCCAATCGCGCGCGGAGACGATGTCATCGTGCAGCTGGCGCCGAACGAAGAGGACGGTGTTCCTCGCGGCTTCATCAAAGAGTTTGTACGGTGGGAGCCAAGCTTTCTGGTGGTGTGCCAGTTCAATCCCCCGATGGAAATCAAATACCCGCGCGACGACGTCGTCTCGATCCATAAAATAGACTACGCCCAAAAATAACGGTTTACCGGTTTAACGGTTGACACCATTCCGGTATCGGTCTATATCTCCTCTTGCATCCAGCAAACCAAGCTGGCCACCACAAGAGGAGATACACCATGTACAGACCACGTCCCGAAGAGTTTGACGATATCGCCGTTGCCGCAAACGGCGCTGTTGCCCAGTCCGACGAGCCGATGAAGCGCCCGGACCACAAGGCCAAGAAGCACGGCAAGCCCAAGACGAAATACGAATACATGCGCCGCTTTCCCAAGAAGCCGCGCAACGGCGAGAAAGTTGGCGGCGGCCACTTCGTATTCCGCCGCGGCGATAGCACTGGACGCATTCGTCCCTGCATGTGGCCCTTTGAGCATCCCTCCTACGATTCAGCGCTGGTTGAAGCCGCACGCCTGCACAAAGAGCACGGCGGCACTTACGATGTCCTCTCCGTTTGCGGTCAGGTCAGCACGACGCCGGATGTAGTTGGTGAGCGGGAGGCCGGCGAATGAAAACGCGCAACTGGAAACCGTGTTGCGTGTGCGGCAAGACCCACCAGAATCCCCGATCGTCAAGCCTCTGCCAAGAGTGCGGTCGCGCACAGAGCGAAGCTCGCGTTGAGTCCGAGCGGTGCGCCGAGACCGAGCGACTATCCAGTCCACTTGGTCGGTTCATGGCTATGTCCGAAGAAGACCGGTGGGAGTGGGTCTTTGACCGCCTGTCCGTGGAGGGCAAGCTATGACCACCATCACTACCACGCGCCCGACGACCACCGTCCAGCAGATCATCCTTACCCAGCATGCCGACTTGATGAAGGAGATAGCCAGTTTTCTGGCTTTGTCGCTCTTCATCATCGCCTTGCTCATCTGGGCTTACTGACGCCACCAACCACCACACCACTTGAGGAGATCAAACAAATGAAATTCGACATTCTGAACAGATTCAGTGGAGAAGTGCAGTTTTCTGCCGAAATCGACTGCAAGGCAGACGATTTGCCGTCAGTGAAGCTCGGCATGGCCGTTAAGGTGGCTTTGAAGGAGAGCGCCAACCTCTACGGCGCCAACCTCCGCAGCGCCAACCTCCGCAGCGCCGACCTCCGCAGCGCCGACCTCTACGGCGCCAACCTCCGCAGCGCCAACCTCTACGGCGCCGACCTCCGCAGCGCCGACCTCTACGGCGCCAACCTCCGCAGCGCCAACCTCTACGGCGCCGACCTCTACGGCGCCAACCTCCGCAGCGCCAACCTCTACGGCGCCGACCTCCGCAGCGCCGACCTCCGCAGCGCCGACCTCTACGGCGCCAACCTCCGCAGCGCCAACCTCTACGGCGCCGACCTCTACGGCGCCGACCTCAAAGATGCGAAAAATGCCGATCTGGTCATTGCTCAGACCCGCATCCTGCCAGCTGGCAGCCTGATCGTCTGGAAGAAGTGCAGGGATGACGTCATCGTCAAGTTGCGCATTCCAGAAGAAGCGCGTCGCAGTCATGCTTTTGGGCGCAAGTGCCGCGCTGAGTTTGCCGATGTCATCGAAATCATCGGCGCCGAGCAGGCCATCAGCAGTCACGACGGCGTAACTGTCTACCGGGCGGGTGAGCGCGTAACGCCGGACCGCTTCGACGAGGACTGGCAGGAAGAGTGCGCAGCAGGCATCCACTTCTTCATCACCAAAGAAGAAGCCGAGAACTACTGAGCGCTCGCCAGCGCTCACTCCCATATTCACCACACCCGAGGAGACACAAATGTCGAGAAGACGCGACACCACCGACACCCCTGCCCCATACGCCGGCGACGGTCTTGAAGTCGTAGCCAACCTTTCATCCGGAACCGCACCGACCGCCGTTCTCGTGGCGGTCGCCAAATGGCACGAGCGCAAGAAGAACGGCCGCAATCGCGTCATCGCCTCCAAGCTGCGCGATCTGGTCGCGGCGAATGATAATGGGAGGAGAAGATGAGCGTGGATGTTGAGACGGCAGGCTCTGAGCCTGCCCTGTCCGCTGCGGAGCCGGTGGCATATGTCTGCGCGGCGGATATGGAGCTTTTGTCGCGAACCCCAGAAGGCTTGGACTTGAGTATCTCGCCTAGGCCCCGGCCCGAGTTGGGAATGAATATGGCGCTTTACGCCGCCCATCCCGCGCCATCCGTGGCCGTGAAGGCTTTGGAGTGGGAGACTGACACCCTGACTGCTACGAAAGACGGGGTGGAATTTCCTTCCAGTCACTACTGGACGGCGAAGCATCACGTTCCCGGTCTTCTTCTGGGCTGGGAGATTTCTCGATTTGTTGATGAACGCTTTCCAAAGGTCACGCGCAGTTTTGTTCTGCGGAGCGGGAAAACTGAAAAAGAGTTTGCCACTCTGGAGGAAGCCAAAGCCGCCGCCCAAGCCGATTACGAGACCCGCATTCTCTCCGCCCTCTCCGCACAGGTGCAGGACGTGGCGGGCGACGAAGAATGGCAGACTGTGCCAAAGCATCCTACTGGCAAGATGATAGATGCCGTTGTCTCAATGGTTGATGGCGATGCGCCTCATCCATTTATCCTCAACCTCTACCGCGCCATGCTCGCCGTAGCACCCGCAAAGCAGGAGGGCGGCGAATGAGCGAACTCCGCAGATACGAAGCCACGCTCGTGCACAAGTGCGGTAAAAATCCGTACATGGTCATGGCATCGGCCGATGACGGCGATTATTGCGAATACCAGCAAGCCGCCGACGAGATCACCCGCCTACGCCAACTCCTATACGAAGCAGAGAAGCGCGAGAAGGAGGTAAGGGCGAAAGTGCTAAACCACGCGGCGGTGGTTGCATACGCAACGTGCGCGGAAACTCGCCACGTCACCTTGGGTGACAAGGTGGCCGCTTCTATCCGCGCCCTGCAATCGGAGGAGCGGTGATGGCGAAGCTGACAGAGCAAGAGCGCGATTTTCTCACCCGGGTAAGGGATTCTCGGCCGCTTCGCATTGCCGATCGGAAAGAAGATAGAGTGAGGCAGCGGGTCAAAAAGCTTGGCTTCGCGGAATGCGTCATGGGGCCTCGTCGCTGGGTCATCACCGACGCCGGCCGAGCGGCGCTTGAAAGGAGCGAGGGATGACCAGAAGAGCTGACAATGACAACACGCCAAGCGGTCAGGTTTACACCCTGGCCGAAGCTGCCGATCATCTGCGCCTGACAAACAGAGGCGTGGCGAAAATTGCCAAACAGCACGGCCTGTGCATGGTGCGCGGACGTGACATCCTTTTCACCGATTCCGACATCGAGGCAATCAAGGACATATTGCGATGCCCCTCAAACTCGTCAAACGGAAAGACAGCCCGTCATGGTGGATCCGTGGCACCGTCCATGGACAAGCTGTCTATGAGTCTTCAGGCACTCACGACAAAGAAGTCGCGGAAGCGATCAGGGTCAAGCGCGAAGCAGGTCTCGTAAGCGACCACGTATTCGGCCCGAAAGCGACGCGCACATTTGCGCAGGCCGTGGAATCATATCTTAAGGCGGGTGGAGACGCTCGCTTCATCGGTTCGGAATACGATGACGGTACCCGAGACGGACTTCTCGGTCACTTTTACGGCAAGCCTCTCAAGGACATCCAGCAGAACGACTTAGATAATGCCGGTCGCGTACTCTACCCGACAGCCCAGCCCGAAACACGCAATCGTCAGTGCTATACGCCTTTCATCGCCGTGTGGAATCACGCCGTGAAAAATGGGTGGGCTGAGGTGAGGCAGTGGTCCCGGCCTAAAAAGCAGAAAGGCACAAACATCGTTCGTCTGGCAAAGCGTCGCGCTGGGACATTCCCGGTCGACTACGGGCATGCTGCAAAGTTCGTGGCGTCCATGTCTCCCGGTCCAGCAATGCTGCTGACTACCCTCTTCTATACCGGCCTTCGGCCAATCGAGTTATTCGCTCTTGAGGCAAACGAAGTGAATGTGGATGGTCGATGGATCACCCTGACCAAGACAAAAACCGGCGAACCCCGCGGCGTACCTATTCACGAATTCATTGCTCCGATATTAAAGTCGCTTTTGCGCCGTCCCGGCCTCGACAAGGAACCTCGCCTTTTTAGGACTCCACGCGGAGAGCCATATGAAGCGATTGTCTCGGATGAAGAGGGAAAGGGCGGCGGTGGCTTGAAGGGCGCAATCAACGGTGCGCGTAGGCGATCTGCCATAAAGGACATCGCGCCCTACACCGGTCGACACTCCTGCTCGACCGCGCTTGTGGTGGCGGGCGTGCATCCGCATATCAAAGACCAGATACTTGGCCACGCATCTGACAGCATGTCTCGGCACTACACAAACGTTCCGCAAGCGCCGTTGATCGAAGCGATAAATAAAATCCCCGTGCCAGATGCATGGCGAAAATTACCCTGGTTAGAAGATCCTCTTGGGTGGTCTGGCAAACTTGCTGAGGGAACCGGCAAGAGGAATGATCTCAGTAAAGATACCGCATAA